TCGGCGCGTTCTTTCTTTGCCCAGCCGTCCCAGGTTTTGAATTCGGGCTGAAGCGGTTCCCAGACGTCAAGGTCGATTGAACAGGCTTCGATCAGTTCGTCCAGGGTTTTGATCTGGGGACCGATAACAGAAGCTTCAGCATAGTTCCCCTGTTCGGCGAATCGGGCTTCCATAGGATCGGGTTCGTTTGGCTTCGGGTCGACAAATCCGGGCGGCGGTTCAGGCTTTGGTAATTTCGTCATGGACTGGCGGCGATCGGCGTAATTTCGAAGCCTGTTCCGCATTCGGTAGGAAGCGTCAAAGCCGAAGAACCCGGCTAGTTCGCTGTACGTGAACTTTCCGCCATGTGCGACAGCGTTCCGGAATGCCCATTCAAGATGTACGTCTGGAACGTCGGACATATAACCCCCTATGATGGATCCTAAAAGGTTTGTTTCATTATAACATAAAGCCGCGACCCGGGAAAGGATCGCGGCTTTCTATTGTCTGGATCACGTTCTACAGATCGGCGTCAAGTTCTTTCGCGCGTTCGATCATGTCCCGAAGGTAAAGGTAATCAAGGCGTCCCGGCTTCATGGGCGGGCGCTGGGCGACCCGTTCCAGAAGATCCATGGCGCGCGCTTCCCAGTCGCTTCGTAGGTTGGGCGCTTGATCGACGATCGGTCCGACGGCTTCCTGAACGGTTTTGATGGTTGCGGATAGATACGCGTCTGAATGCCCAGGATTTACGTCCAAGTCGGCGAACGCATGGATCAGGTTCTGAAGGCTCAGTGTCCAGGCGTTCCGCGGATCGTCGTCGATCTTTGGAAGTTCCGATTCGCCAGCTTCCCCGACGATCGGAAGATCCCCGGCGCATGCCATGTCCAGGATCAGATCGACGGCTTCGGTCAGCATTTCGCGGACGATATCCTTCTGGCATTTCCCATGCGCGATCAGTCGCTGGCATTCGTCCCGGCGCTTTTCGGCGAACCTGGGCATGGTTGCGATACAGCCGTCACATGTGATCGCGCGAAGAAGTTCTTCAGTCATTGTTCTTCCCTTCCTGTTCGGCGGTCAGTTCCCGGGCGCGTTCCAGAAGAGCTTTCCGGTCCATAGTCCCGAAGGTCGCTTCATACAGCATGCCGATCCCCAGGGTCAGAATTTCGCGGACCGTAAAGTCCCCTTCCGTCTGAAGCCGTTCCTTTTGAGCATAGGTGTTATTCGAAACGCGGGTCCCCAACTGTTTCATGTTCCTGTCCCTTCTTCTAGTATTCCGGCGTCGGCGTCGGAAAGAATGTCGCTGGATCCGGACCGACGTCGTAACAATAAGCCGTGCAGATCGTTCGTCCGGCGAACGGGTAATCGTGCATACAACCGTTTATGCAAAGTGTTATCGGGTCCGGCGTCCGCGTTGGCTTTGGTCGCGGCGGCGGCGGCTTGTCCTTTCGAATGATCGGAAGATATCCCCGGACTTCCAGGTTCGCGGGCTTGAATGTCGGTTCTGTCGGGAACGGACGTCGATCGTTGCAAATAGTTCCGCATTCGACCGGGTCCTTTCCCGATTCGACGCATGCGACGATACATGCGAACGCTGGATCCGTAATCGGGGACTGGGCGAACCCGGGAACCGATCCGAACGTCAAGATCATGAAGGCAAGAAACAGGGCGAACAATGCCAAAATCGCAAGCCCGATCAAAAAGCGTTTCATGTCAACCCCCAACCCAGCCGCGGAACGTCGGATGATTCCGGCGCGACGTACACAAAGGACTTTGGGTTTTGCCCAAGTTCCAGCCGGACATAGTTCCCGGACAGGATATCCATGGCGATCGTATAGGCGATCGCGCTCTTTGCGACCGGGTGTTTCCCGTTCGTCTGAACGTTTCGTCCTTTGTTGAATGCGACGTCCCGGACGTATCGAAGGACGTATCGATCTAGACTGGGGATTTCGATCCAGCCCCGGGACACAAAGACCCCGGAATTGCTGTCCAGGCGTCCGATCGACGGGCATTCCGCAAGTTGGCGCATTCGCGCGCGCAAAGCCGCGACAACAGCCCCGATCATCGGATCGTTCGGGTCCCCGGGCGAACGGGTCGCGTATCCCCGAAAGATGTATTCCCCGTCCCGGATTTCAGCGATCGTTTCTTCAGCGGTCCGGGATCGAACAAACAAGATCCTGATCCGGTCTTCCATAGCTTTTGCCCTTTCTTCGATCTTGCATAGGTTCAGGCGGATATTGTCGATCTTCAGAAACGCATTCCAGCGGGCGGCGGACCGGGACGGGAACCCCGTTTCTGAAGCCGTCGGACCATGGTCTTCCGTATCGGGCGCATAAACGCGATATGCCCAGGATTCCCCGTCCATGAACAGGTCGATCGCCCAGCCGAAGTATTGAAGCGGCTTCCGGCTGTACGGATCGCCTTGCGAATAGCTTTCGTGAAAGTCGGCCATGCCAGTTCCCTTTCGGCGGATTCGATTCGCACATGTTCATTATAGCAGATTGAACGACGTCTGTCAAATTATGTTCTGTCTGTCTGTTGTCTGTCTGTCCCTGGGGCTGTCATGACAGCCATGTCAGTCCCCGGGTGGGGTAGGGGGGACCGGGCGTAATGCCGGACCCAGGCTTTCCCGGTTGGGGACAGTTCCGGCGTTCCGCGTTCCCCGACGGCGTCGACCCAGCCGCGATCCCGGAAGCGGTTGAACATGGTTTCCCAGTCGGACGGGTTGACCTTGTGTCGGCGAATCGCTTCCGTCTGGGAAAAGTTCCGTCCTTCGTTCACGACGGCTGAACAGAATTTCTTCCAGGCGCGCGCGTCTTTCAGGGTAGGATGATCATGAATGGACTGTCCCTGTCCAGTGTCAAGGGACCCTTCGACTTTCCAGACAATTTCCCGGACAACTTCGCGCGGTTCGGCGGCTGGGCGATCGTCCTTCCATGGCATATGGCGCGCATCGTCCCAGGTAATCGGCGCTTCCGGATCGGAAACGTCAACCTGGGCGAACGGCGCGGGCCAATTCGGATTCTTTAGCTTTGGAACGAAATACCAAAGAATCGCGGCAACGGGCGCGGCGATCCAGGGACCCCCCAGGGCGAAAGCCCAACCGATGTAAACCCAACCCGTCAAGGCGTCCCAGTATTCCCGGAAGCCGCAAAACTGAATCCATACGATCGTTGTCAAGGCCCAGACGATCACGGTTCCCAGGTTGGCGAACTTGGCGATCAGGAACGCGACCCGGACCGAATTCGAAATTTCGTCCCCGGCATGCCGGGTAATTTCGACTTCCCCGCGGCTTCCCCAAGTCATTCGATCAGTCCGTCCCGGACGGCTTTATTCTGTCCCGGAAGAACCTGGAACCCGAGATATAGTCCCCCGACTTTCGCCGAACAGGTAAGGCTTTCGTCGATCCGATGGATCTTTTCGATCTTCGTTCGGACCCGGGTCCCCCCGGCTTTGGCTTGCGTATCGGGATCATAAATCCGGGCGATCACGGTTTGCCCTTCCTGAAGGCTTGACGTTTTCCATGTCAGTTCAACCGCATGCGGCTTTGTTACCATGTCCATTCGTCCTGTTCCCAGTCCGGCGAATCTTCTTCGGCGGGCTTCGGCTGTCCAGGCGGCGGACCAAAGCCCGGACCCATGTCGTCGATCGGCGGCGGATCTTCCTTTTGTGGCGGATCCAGTGGGATCGGTCCGGCATTTATTCGCGGGCGGTTTGCGGCGTTGATCATTCCAGCCGTCCATGAAAAGTACGTTTCCAGCGGCGGCGGCGCGCGATCCATCCATGATGTGTCGGCTTTGGGGACCCGGTCCAGGCATTCCTTTACAGTCGGGAAGCGGCGTCCGGGATCGGCGAATGCCTTTTCCCAGGCTTCGCCAGTGAACCGATCTGTTTCAGGGGGAACGACTTCTTCGCCGATCGTCCATGCCGGGATCCATGGGTATTTCGAAATGGACCCGGACTTTGTCCGCCATGAAAGCTGTCCCTGGGCTTTCAGCGCGCGGTAAACGCGAAGGGTCGCTTCGGCGTCCTGAACGACGTATTCCAGGACCTTCCTTTGTTCTTCGGCGCTGAACCGCCACATGTCCGGCGCAAGGTCCCCATGCATGCCTTCGGTCTTTCCTTCGACGGACAGCCCGTCCGCGGCGGCTTGAAGGCTGATCGGGAACCCCTTCTGAACCCGGATCAGGAACATAAGATCGATATGGTTCATGGCAAGGATCCCGATCTTCTGTTCCAGTTCCCGGTTTCCCCCAGCCGCGAACGCAAGGGCGCGAAAGTCGAAGGACAGCCCGTTCCAGGTTACGATCGGGATCTTCTGAACAGCTTGAAGGTTCCAAAGGTAATGGACAAGATCGCCGATCGTTTCTGGCGACATGGCGAATGCAAAGTCGAACCCCGGACCCGGCATGTCCGGGTCAACCCAGAAGCGGCTTTCGCCGTCCTGAAGGGCTGTCCCGGCGCATGAAATGTCAAGTCCCCGTTCCCAGTGAAACCCTTCCGGAAGCTTTTCTGAAATTTCCAGATCGAACGCGCAAACCTTCATGTTCTGTCCTTTCTATCTTACGCGGATCCCAGTTTGTGACAATCCTGGGATCCGCGTAAGGGCTTAGAACGGTGTATCGTCGTCTTCTACAAAACCGCGGGCTTCTTCGGTCCCGTTTTCGGCGGATTCGTTTTCCCGGGCGCTGTCCGCATCTTCCCCTGGGGGAATATATTGTTCCAAGTCCCCGGCGATTCGGATCCCCGGGTTGACAATCTGTCGACCGACTTCTTCGGGAACGACCCCGGCGTCGATCAGGTTTTTGAATGCTTTTACGTCAAGCTTTAGGGCCATATCCTTTTCTTTCGCCCAGCGGAACGCGGCGTCCTGATCGATTTCATAGACATGCCGTTCGACAACCGATACAACTTCATGGGTCTTTTCCCCGGTCAGTCGGAACAGGTCTTCTATAACGATCTGGATCTTTCCGCGAAGAGTATCGATCCGGGCTTTCCCTTGCGCGACGTCCCCCTTCCAGCGTTCGATCTTGTCCCAGATCCCGTCCCGTTTCAGGATCCGTTCGGCTGTTTCCCGGGCGTCCGCCAACATGACGGCGCTGTCTTCCAGATCCTGTTCGGCTTTTGCCAACAGCCCCAACAGCCGAACAAGTTCCCGATTTGCGATCGCTACAAAATCGCTCATTCTAGCTTACCTTTCAGCCAGTCGATCCCGGCGTTCAACTGTTCGACGGTCATGTCCTGAAGGTTGGGCTTCCCCTTTTCGTTCAGAACCCGATTGATCGCGTTTACCCCTTTCAAATCCGGGTAAACTTCTTCCATAAGTTCCTGGAACTGGGCGCGAAGCGGTCCGACGTCTTCCCCGGCGGGCGCGGGCGATTTCTGATCTGTCATGCCCAAATGGGCGCGAATCGCCCTTACATCGTCCGGGCGGTCTTCCGGCTTGACATTGTCCAGGATCCATTTCAGGTATTTCGGGTCCTTTTCCGCGACCTCAGCGACAGTCTTCGCGTTCGGCGGACCATGCTTTCCGAACGTCATGACGTACAGCCCGGGCTTTCCGGCGGGCGGCTTCTGGGTCTTTGTCGACGTCGTCTTTGGCTGTCTGCTTCCCGGCTGGGTCCCGGCTGAACTGTCGGCGTCGTCTTCCCCCGTCGGGATCAGAAACGTTTTGATCAGCCCGTATTTTACCCCAGCGGTAAGGGCCTTGTTTGCCCCCTTGTCCTGTTGATCGTCGGCTTCCCCGATCCATCGAACCGTGAATGATTCGCCGGATTCGGCGTCCGCGAAGGTCGCGTCGATCCCGACGATCGTCTTGATCGTATCGTTCCCCCGGGAAGACGTCCGGGTTTCCTGTCGGAAGTCGGCAACGGACACAAAGAACGCGATCCCATGTTCGGCGAACTGATTCCGGACTGATTCCAGAACGTCCGCGTCCAGGACGTAATCATAATTGAAATGGGGATTCCGTCCGCGTTTCGGGATCCGTTCGATCGACTTCAGAATCAAGGCCATTTTTGCGAATAGGGATTTCGGGCTGTTCTGTTCAGACATTTCGGGCGTCCTTTCTTTGGTGGGGGACCCGGTTTCGGGCGCGGGTCCCCCTGTCGGTTTTTGTTGACGTTCGGCGCTTGCTACATGTCGACCGTCCTTTCAGCGTCTGGCGAATACGTCCCCGGGCTTTTCCCGGGCGCTTTCATTGTCGACCGTCCTTTCATTCGCATGCGTATTATAGCACAGTGAACGGACGCTGTCAAGTTCTATATGCTAGATCCATGGTATTCCAGGAACCCCTTTAGGGGATGGGACCCGGGAAGGAAGGGAAGGGACTTCAGCCAGTCAAGGTATTGAAGCCCGTACACATGGAACATGCTTTCGGCGATTTCCAACATGGGCGGTTCGATCGCGGTTTCATGATGGTTCGCGCAAAGCAGAATACAATTGAACGGCGTATGGATCAGGACCCGAAGCGGCTTCGCCCAACCCTGGACAGCCGATCGGCGGATCGCTTCATGGATATAGAATCCATTCGGCGAACAGTCCGCGGACTTTGCCCAGCATCGTCCGTCCCGAAGCTTCAGGAAGGGGAAAAGCTGAACCCAACGATGGGCATTCAGATCGTCCCCGACGTCCGGGAACCCGATCGCCAACCGACGATCCCCTTCCGGCTTCCAGGCGTTCACTTCCATTCCATGGGATAGCATGAACGATTTCCCTTCGTTTTCTTCGGCCATGGCGCGGCGTCTGCTATGATTTCGACTTGGCGCGGTTCCTGTCGACCGTGAACGGGACATTCCGGCGCAAAGATTCCATGTTCGTATCCCCAGATCAGCGGGCGGCATTCCGGGCATAGGGACAGGATCATTCGCCCCAACCCGTCCCAGCGAACTAAATCCCCGGGTTTGCCACAACAGAAACAGGGATCGGCGTCTGGAATCGCGTCGATCAGTTCTAGGAAGTCGGCTTGTTCAGGCATGCGATTACTTTCTTCATGACGATCGCTTCCAACCCCTGAACCTCTTCCGGTTTAGGTTCGCGCGCGCATGGAAGCTTTACAGGGTCCTGGGACGTCCCCCCGACTTCGATCGCGAAAATGGCGCGCGGCGGTCCGTCGTATCCCAGCCAACCCGCATAGTGAACCCGAACTTCGACTTCAGTCTTTGCTTTCTTCATGGCTTCCTTCCCATAGGTCGCATATCAGTTCAGCGGATTCGGCTTCCGATCGTTCTTTCGTCGGGTCCCGTTTGCAATACGTTTTGTTCGCGGGAAGAAGACCCCGGCGAATGGATTCACAGTTCAGGCAAGATCGGCGCGGGCGGAACCGAAGGTTGATCGGCTTGTGTAATCCGACTTGATCTTCATGTTCGATTCGGCAAATGCGAAGCGACAACAGTTCCTGGACGAATTGTTCCCAGGAAAAGTCCTGGATCGGCGCGTCCTTCCGGTCCAGGCGGGTCATGTGAAACATGGACGTTCGATACATTAGAAACAGGCTTCGTTCAGCCTGTTCCCCATACAGGGCGCGATAGTGACAGCGGAATTCTTCGATCATGCTTTCGCTTGCGGATTGTTCGATTTTCATGTCAGATCCTTTCGTCAAGCAATTCCAACAGTTCGGAAATCCGCGGTTCCTTTGCCCTACCGATATAGGGGATCGAATCGCGCATGTCGATCCCGTCTTGTCCCGGGACTTCGTTCCCCAGCGTTACCCAGCCTGGGCGCATGCGGCGGGCGTACAGTTCAGCGTATCTTTGCCCCGGATATGCGGCTTCTACATATTCATGAACGTTGTCGGGCTTTTCGGAATGGTCCCCCGGGACCGTAAAGAAAACCTGGGGGAACATTTTCACTTCAGGAAGCGACGGCTTCCCTTTCTTTCCCAGAACGACCAGTTCAGCGTTCGAAGCCGTGTAATGCCCCGGGCGCTTATGGATTCCGCGGACCAACAGATCATGAAGGTTCCGGCGCTGAATCAGATCCGCGACGAACAGCGGTTTCGATCGAACCTCTTCCAGAAACCCTTTTGTCAGCTTGACCCAGACGAATTCCAACGTTATAGGCGTACAGCCCCAGGCTTCCAGGACGGGTCCGGCGTCGAAGAAATGGGGACCCGTTGTCCATAAGTGAACGAAACAGTCGTCGGCCATGATTTCCGGGACTGGCATGGAACAGATTTCGTCAAGTCCCGATAGGTTATAATGCCCTTCAGCCCCGTTCCCGAACTTTGTCCGGGTCCCCCCGAACCCTTCGTTCAGGCGCTGATTGTAATGCCAGTTCGGATCGGCGATTATGTGATCGAACTTCATGCCGGGTCCTTTCCCGATGCGCTGAACAGACGTCCCGTATTATGGATCGCGGGCGGGTCCGTTTCTTCGTATTCCATAATTGCCATTTTCGCCATGGAATCAATTATGACCGGGTCCCCGGCTTCGACAAGATCGAACAGGTCCCAGGATACGACGCAAATTACCGTACATGATCCCTTCGGTCCATGCATCGTGAACTTGGCGCGCGGTCTTTGACCATACACCAAAGATTCCACGACCTCATATCCTTCGTAACAGGCGATCATATTGTTTCGCCCAGGACGTCCATGGCGCGCGCGATCGCGGCGTCTTCCAGCTTTTCCCATGGCGCGTCGATCTGAACGTCTTCGCCGTCAACATGAACGTATAGCAAATGTTCCCCGGTCGCGACGCAATAGCTCAGATTCCAGCCGTCTTCTACAGGGTGGATCGCGGATAGCTTCGCTGTTACCATGGAAGGTCTTCCCTTTCTTCCGGCGGCGGGCTGTCCATGATCGGCGGTCCCGAATCCATAAAGCGGAAGCGGTCCCCTTCGAATCGAAGTGAACAGGACCCCGTTTTCCCCAGTGTATTTTTGTCGGCGCGAAGGGTCGCGCTGGGTCCCCGATCCCCTTCCCGAATGTCAAGGTCCGGCATGTTCTTTGACGCGCGCTGTCGATCCAGCATGAACATGACGTTCGCCTTGTCTTCCAGTTCCCCCGTATCGCGGATATCGTCGGACGTTTTGATTTTCTTGTCGCGGCTTCCTTTGGAAAACTGGGATCCGATCACATACGGGATCCCCAACTGTTCCGCGGACGATTTCAGAAGTTCGATCGCGTCCCCCAAAGCCTGGGCGCGTACAGCCCCATGTTCATAGTCCAGGCGAAGCTTTTGAAGGTAATCGACAATGACAATGTCGCAAAGCCCCTTGCTGTGAAGGGTCCGGGCGGTCCGGGCGATCCGGGCGGCGGACCAGCGGGGACTATGAACATACGTGATCCCCCCAGCCCAGGGCTTCATGCTGTCGATCGCCTTTAGCGCGGCGTCCGGCATATCCCCGCGTTCTAGGGCTTCCATGGGGACCCCGGAATGTCGACAGGTCCGGCGGTCGATCATGATCGCATGGTTCAGTTCCAAGTGGAAGAAGACGACACGGATCCCCTGTTTCGCCCAGTGTTCCGCGGCTTGTTCCATGAACGACGTCTTTCCAACCCCCGGTTCAGCCGCGATCGCGCAAAGCGTCCCGGCGCGAAGATGCGAAACAAGCTGTTTTACCCCTTTCCATGGAAAGTCGATCCAGAACTGTTCGCCTTCTTCCCGGGCGATTTCGTCGGCTTTGCGTTCAAGCTGAAGGTCGACAAACAGGGACAGTGATTCCAGCCAGTACAGAATCGCGTCGTCATGGGACGCTTCCGGGCGAATGCTGTCAAGCCAGCGGCGGGCTTTTCCGAACAGTTCGTCAAGCTCTTCCCGGTCTTCATAAGCGGCTTTGGCGATCTGTCCGGCAACCCGGACCATTCTTCGAAGGGTCGACAGCCTGTTCACAACCCGGGCATGTTCGCGCACATGCATGGCGCTGGGCGTCTTTCCTATGATCCATGTCATGTACGCGATCCCGCGACCCCCGGGATCCGTCCCCAGTTCCTTCAGATCGTCCCCCATTTCGTCGGCGATAATCTGAACGTCGATCCTAGATTGTTGATCGTGAAGTCGCTTCAGGGCTTCGAACAGGCGGGCATGGCTTCCGACATGAAAGTCTTCGGCGGATACGATTTCCAGGGCTTTCCCGATCGCATCGGGATCGATCAGCATGTCCCCCAACAGGGCTTGTTCCATAGGGACATTGATCAGCTTTTCAGACGGCTTTACTGCTTCCATTCGGGCGATTCCTTCCAGTCTACAGAATGCGTTTCCGGATCCAACAGGTCCCCGTTCCTATTGTACCATAGATCCCCCCGTTTCTGAAGCCCCATTTCGGCGGCAAGTTCAGCGACCTTGTCTTCAGGAAGGACGTATAAAGCCGGAAGCCATGAAGCCCAGAAGTCCAGGCGTTCCCCGGCTGTCATTTCCCAGGGGTTTCCCTGAATGAAGCGACGCTGTTCGGATTCGGCATTTCGTAATCGTTTTTGTGCCCAGCCTAAAGCCGCGGAAATCAGACGGTTTGGCGGCATTTCCGCGGCGCGGACCTTGTCATTTGCCCATTCGATACATTCCCAGAACATGTCCGGATCGACGTCGTGAATAGCCCTACAGTCCGGAACTTGATTTCCGCGAAGCTGGATCACTTTCGCCCATGGCGGGCTGTCTGGAAACATGCCCAGCGTCTGAAGGGATCGTTTTCCTTTCTTGATTACGCGTCCATGCGGGTCCCGAATGCGAATCCCAACCCCGCAACCCGGACAGGTCCCCCGGCTGTTCGGCTGGGCGCGAATGTCGATATCTTCCCCGCATGCCGGACAGCCGATCATTTCGTCGGATTCGTCGATCATGTTCGCTGTATAGATTCCGTCTGAATCAGGATCTGAAATGGACGCGGAACGCGAACCCCCGGAAGGGGGACGCGGCGAAGCCGCGGTCTTTCTTTCTTTTCTTTCTATGGTTTCTTTCTCTGATCGCTGTTCAACTTTTGAACCCCCGGGGTTCAACTTCTGAACAGCGGGGTTCAACTTCTGAACCCCTAACATGTTCAGACAATAGGATTTCTTGATCCGGGCGGCGTCCGAATCGTCGACTTCGATCAGAAGAAAGCCATGGGCTTCGGCGCGTTCCAGCCCGTCAAGGATCGTGTTCTTTGACAGCCCGGTTCCTGAATCCAGCCGGGACCCGTCCCGGCGCTTTCGGCCATGTTCGAATTCGTCGATCGTGATTTTCTTCGGTTCTGGGTCGAATTCCTGAAAGCCCCATGTATGTCGAAGGACGTATAAAAGGACCTTCAGTTCCCCCAGCGACGTAATCATGGGGAAGGCTTCGATTAGGACGTTTGGAAGTTTTGTCCAGTTCTGTTCCGGCGGCGCGAATCCCTGAAATCCGCTTATTGTCATGACAACCCCTTTATGAATTCGACGTCTTCAGGATCTAGGCGGAACCATTCCCCCCGGACCCGCTTTGTTCTGAAGCGTTTATGAAGCCGTCTTTCGGTTTCTTTCGAAGAAAGACCTTCCGGAAGGGAACAGACAAGTTCGACCGGAAGGGGACAGTTCGAAGCGATCGTTCGAAGTCTGGCTTTCACGTCCCGGGAAAAGCCGATCTTGAAGAACGGCCCAGCTTTGAACAAATACAACCTTGTCGTTATAGTCGGCATGGCTTCCTTTCCCCTGGGGGAACAAAAAGGACCCCGGCTTCGTTCAGCATGGCGGTTGGGGGGAAAGTCGATCGTTGGAAAACACAAAAGGACGATCCCGCCATGCCGAACGGACCCAGGGTCCGATAATAGCAGTATTGATTTTTGCTTTTGTGTTTTCCAGCCGCTTTCCCCTAACGGCATGCACAGTATATCATCTTCCCCGATCGCTGTCAACTTTTGACGCGGCTTGACAGGAAGCGATAATCAGGGCGGCGCATGGCGCGACGATCAGAAACGTTATGATCGCCTTTTCGCGGTCCCGGGTCAGTTCCCAGTACAGCCATGCGGCGGCGGACGAAACAAAGATCGTAAGGACAAGGTTCGCGATCAGCTTTGCGTTCATTCTCTCATTCCTTCCATAAGGTTTTCAAATTCCATTCGTTTGCGGGTTAGTTCAGATCCGACGGCGAATGCAAGGATCGCAAGGTTCGCGATCTGTTGTGGATCCAGGCGGAACTTTGGGGAAGCCGCGACCGCATAGGTCCATGCCGCGACTTCTTCGGCTTCCCCCTGGAAATCCTTCAGGACGTCTTCCAGCCGGGTTTCGGAAAAGCGTCTGAAGAAGTCCGGATCCAGCTTTGGCATTCAGTATCCCCGATCGAAATAGAAATCCCAGTTTACTTGTTCGCCCAAGTCTTCGACCCAGTCATCTTCGGCGTACAGTTCGACCCGGGCGATTTCCCGTTCCCAGCCTTCAGCCCAGCATGTGCATTCCGCGGGCGGCGGCATTCCTTCGGCGTCCAGGTTCCAGCCGCAACGGAAGCATTCGTCCCCTTCAGGGGAAACGGCAACGGACCCGCAACGGGGACAGCGACCTTTTTCGGCGCATTCCGGACAGGGATCACAGTCGATCAGCTTTCCGGGCGCAAGGGAAACCCCGGCTGGGCTGGGATCGTAGGAATAGCAGAACTGACCCCAGCCCTTACAGTGTTCACAGTGATCGGGCCATGCGATCGTGTAAGCTTCGCGCAAGGCTTCCCGGCGTTGAAGTTCAGCCAAGCATTCCGGCGAATGGTCCTTCATGTCCCTGTCCCTTCGACTATGATCGCGGACGAAAAGTCCGACAGGAAACAGCCGTCCGCCATGCGTTCGTGAATCACGTCGACCCGGGCTTCGGCGTCTTCTAGCTTCAGCCCCTTCCCGATCAGAACCTGGACAGCGGCGCGCGATCCGTGATACATAAGGATTTCAGCCAGTCCGCGTTCAGAAAGCGGCGGGCTGGGCGGACGGGGAAGGCGCGCGTTACAGAATGGGCAGGAATCGATCGCGCTTGTCAGCCCGGGACCGTGACGAAAGACAACCCGTCCAGGCGTGACGTCCTGATTACATTCCGGACAGTGAACTTCCTTCAGCTTGACAGCCATTTTCACAACCTTTCTGGGGACCCTTGCGGGTCCCCTTTAGTTTAGCGCGGATATCTTGGGACCCAGGTTCCGCGGATCAACAAAGCCCGACAATTCGGACACTGAAAAGCCCCAACCCCGGGACGATAGTAAGCGGTTCCCCCGCAAAGGCCACATGCGCGGGTCCCGGCGTCTTCGGCGTCCTGGGCTTCCAGGCGCGCCAACGCGCGTTCCCCCGGGTCCGGTTCGGTCGAATGAAGGTTATTCCAACGTTTCGCCCATGGGTTATTCATGACTTCAGTCCTTTCACGACGGCTTCATAGCTTCGAATAGATTCGCCGGACAAACGGACGGTCTTTCCGGCGGCGATCGCTTGCGCGATTTTCCAGGGGACGGACCCGACGATCTTCCGATGGGCGTCCCGGGCTTCATAGGAATGGACCCAGCGACCGTTCTTCCATTCGTTCAACCGAACAGCTTCGGACATGGCTTCCGGGTCGAATGCTAGGGGACCAAACTTGTCCGGGAACTTGATTCCGGCTTCCCTCAGAATGACGATTCCGCAAGTCGGACCGTAGGTCTTCCCGTCGACGATCCAGCCGGAATGAATTTCGGCGGCGCATCGTTCGCAAGTCTTCCCGTCTTCCCAGCGTCTGAACCCGAATTCCATTTTCTGAATCCTTTCCTGGGGGACCCTTGCGGGTCCCCCTTTTCGATCTAGGCTTTCCGCGAATTCGACAGAAGGTTCCGGACAGCCTGGGCATGTTCCGGCTTCCAGCCGTCGTTTCCGTCCCAGTCGACGACGTGTTCGCCGTGAACGACGACAATGTCGCCAACGTGATAAGGATAGGGGACCTCAAGCCCGACGACCTTGATTTGAACGTCGTCCCCAGGCATAACCCGAAGGACCCGGGCGCAAGCCTTCACGAATCCCCGTCCGGTCGCAAGTTCGACCGTGACAAGTTCCCCGGCCTGAAGGTCTTCCCGATTCCGGGCGGCTTCGAACCCCAGGCTTTCCAGCTTCCGAACCTCAGTGTTCCCCATTTTCGAACCCCTTTCCGGGCTTTCGCCCCTATGAATCCCCCCAGCCACGTCCTTATTATAGCAGAATTCTAGAATCTTGTCAAGGGGTATTCACGGGAAATTCACGGATCCGCGTCGAATTCGTGAAAGACGACGTCCCGAATGCCCCGGGAAAGTTCCCCGGAATCCATAAGCTTTTTGACGTCCCCGATCAGGTTATGAAGGGTCCAGGCGAAGTCTTCGAACCCGGCTGAACAGTCGCGACAGTGATTCGGCGCAAGTGTTCCCCCACAAAGGGGACAGGGGGGAAGCAAGTTCGCGTTTGGGTCCGGTTTCTTGACGTCGGGAAGTTCCGGCGGCGCGTCGTCTTCTGGGCTGTATTTTGTCTTTGCGGCGATCAAGTCGGCGTCGTTTCGCGCGTCCTTCGGATCGGTCCAGTCTAGTTCAACCTGTTCCGGAAGGGACAAAGCCGCGACCTTTTCATTCGCGCGGACGAAATGATAGAAGACATTCGACGAACCCAGAAGGGGGACTTCGATCGCGGTTCCGATCAGTTCTTCCCCGGCGCGCTGTCTTTCGATCAGGGAAAGGTAAAAGTCCTGTCTTTCCGGTTCCAGGTTGGCAACATGTTTGTGGTAAGTCCATTTTATGACCGACGGGTCCCGGCGAACCCATTTCGGGACATGTTTCGCAACATGCTTATATTTCGTGACGGCGTCGTATTCATGCCCAGTGAATTCCATGGCGTTTGCATGTTCGTCCCCAAAGGCTTCGCCCATGATCATCCAGTCCCCGACGACCCAGGGCATGGTTTCGATCATTCGCATAAGGGACTGTCCGAATGCTTCCCATTCTTCCAGGCTGGGCGGGCGATCGGCTTCCAACCCGATCGGCGTGATATGAAACGGGTTTTCAATCTCTTCGGACTTGTCGAACTGGGCTTCCAGGGACTGAAGTTCGACGGTTTCGGTTGCGGTCAGTGGTTCCATGTAAGGGCTTCCTTTGGTAATAGGTCTTCGACGACGATGTAGAATTCCAGCCAGCTTGACGCGACAATGTATCGGTTGCTATAGCAGAACAGCGGGCGGTTCATTTCGAACCATTCCATTTGCGATTCGGTTCGCTTCCCTGTTGGGGACTTGGCTTCGAACCAAATAAGGATCGGCGCGGATCGTCCGTCATGGGCTGGGACCCCGAACAGAAGATCCGGGACCCCAGCCAGTCCGGACGGCATGCGGCGTCGATCGCTGAAATCAGCGACGACGATCCAGCCGCAACGTTCGACAACGGTTTCCTTTACGAATGCGCGGAATTCGGCTTCAGTCATCTTCCAGCCCCAGGTTTTCTTTCAGCGCGCGAAGCGTTTCATGGTCTTCCCATTTGTGGCAACGTTCCGCGAATTCCGTCAACAGCCGACAACAGCCGTCCAGATCCAGTTCTTCGAAGGCTTCGAATTCCGAACACATGCCGGGACAGGTTGATCCGCCATGGCGAAGGCAAACCCAGCCGTTTATGATCGACTTACAGTTCGGCGGGCTTTTGTGCATGTCCGCGACGAAAGCCGCCATGTTTGTTTGCTGTTCCCGGATTCGATCTTTGATTTCTTCATGGGTTGGCGCGGGGATTTCGTCGAAGGCTTTCTTCAGGGCTTCCCAGTCCCCTTGATCGAATTCGATCATGACGTCGACGTCGATCCGTTTATGCTGGGCGTTCACGGCTTCGCGCGCGTCTTCGATCGGGACAAGATACGATTTTCGTTCTTCCCTGTCGACAACGATCGCATGGGTCGCGAAGCTGTCGGACGTTCCGATCGCTTCCTTATGGACCTTTGACAGCCGACAGGCGCGATTCAGGGCGTTTTTGTTCCGATCGTCCGCCAACAGGAATAGGAAGCTTTGCCAGTCGGCACCACAAACGGAAACAAGCCCGTCTTCGAAAACGGTTTCGTCCCCGGCGGGCGTCCAGTACAGCATGACAAGCCTGGACGATCCTTCATATCCCAGGGCTTTCCAAAAACTGACAGGGACCCTAAACCCGGGCATTCGGACGGCGTTCTTCATGACGTTTCCTTTCTGGCGGTCAGCCAAAGGACAAACGGAACGGTTACGATCGCGGCGATTGTCATAAAGGCCATTCTCGCGGACGGATCCTGAATGTCCAGAATGTCCATGGTCGCGGATACAATGAACCCCATGGCGATTGTCGCGGCGATCCCGGCGATCCCAAGTCGTGCTATTGCGTTCTTCATGCTGTTTCCTTTCTAGAATGGAATGCTGTTGTCTTCGACGAATCCGGCGGGCTGAAGCGGCGAATGTTCGTAAATGGCGATTTCAAGGGCATGGTTCCCGGAACAGATCGGGCAAAGCTTCCGGCTTTCCCCCCGGGACTTCAGAATGAATTCCAGGGACTGATCGACATTGTCCCATGTGCGGGCGATTTCGAACGTGATCCCCCGGGCTTCGGCGGCGGCGGTCAGCGCGGATCCATGACCATTTAGATGCTGGGCGAATCGCGCGTCGACCGGGCGTTCCGTAAATCCGATGTAATGCCGACAATGCTTGTATGGACGGCTGAAGTGTAGAAGGTAAACCGTCCCCGGCTTGTCAGCCCAGTTTATGTCAGCCTTGCGGAATTTCGACGGCATTGTCTGACCCTTTCGTCTTATGAACGATCATGTCCGGGCGGACCCAGGACCCGATCGTCCCAACCTCTTCGACCGTGTAAACCCCAAAGCCCAACAGTTCCGGATCCCAGTAAACGACGCAAGGGACCCCGCGGGTTTCGGCTTCCTGGACGGCTTCGCGAAAGGTCGCGGAAACAAGCTGGGTCATGATCGCCGAACCTGTTCAGCGATCGCGACCGTCTTCCCGGCGAATGTCAACATGTGGATCTTGCGTTCAGCGACTTCCATGGGGAATCCGACAACCCGGGTCCCCATATAGTCGCGAATCGGGCATTCCAGCCAGCGGGCGACCTTTTCGGCGTCTTCAGCGAAGGTTTCCAGAAAGCGACCGTCCGAAACGAACAGGACGTCGGACCGGACATTTACGCGAACCCGAAGCCATTGTTCCAAAGCTTTCATGCTAGTATCGGACCCTTTCTTCCGTCCCGGGCGGATCTTGCCATTCGTAAAAGTCGATTTCTTCCCCGTCTTCGTTCAGGACGGCGATTCCGTAATGGCATGTTTCAAGTGTAAAGTCGATCGACGGGAACCTTCGGCGGGCTTCCTGTTCGACGTATCGGAAGAAGTCGTTCATGCCCAGACGTCCCGATCGTCGGAAAATTCGGGACCGTCCGCGTAAAAGGCTTCAGTCCCCGTTTTCCGAACATAGCAAAGCCGGAAATGCGGCTTCCCGAACATGGCGGGCCATTCCAGCGTAATCCATGAAACATGCGGGCGGAAATGCGGTTCAGACGTATCGCCGAACTGTCTGAAGTCGACCGGGCGAATCGTCGGATCCGCGTATCCCTGGACCCGGACCCCCAGGACGAACAGCCCGTCCGGAAGCCGATCCAGGGCTTCGCGAACCTGGGCGCGGATCTGTTCCTTCTGTTCGGGCGTTGTTTCGGGCGGATAGACAAGCATTTCGTTTCCTTTCCGGGCTGTCCCCATTGTATCATAGGGGACAGCCCCTGTCAATTTCCCCTGGGGGAAGATTACAGTTCGACCCTTTCCCCGTTGGCTTCGACCCAGTCGGCGGACAGTTCAAGCGTATCCTGTCCCCCGGTCATCATATAGAACTGAATCCGGCTGAAGGTATCGAATGCGGCGTCGTGAAACGTGAAGTCGTGAACCTGTTCCGGCGTCCAGGTTTCCCGAATCGCTTCCTGGGCGGCGCGCATGCGGTCCCATTGATCCTTTTGGGTTTCTTCTGAACACTGGCTGATTACGAATGCGGCTGAACGGGCGGCGGCTTTCGCATCGACCCCTTCCCGGTCCTGTTCCGTAAAGCTTACGGCGATTGAAACGATTTCCTGAACCCAGGCGATCGCGACCCGGTCATAACCCTGTTTCGCGGCTTCGCATGCTCTTGCGGTCAGGCTTCTGTAATCCATTTTCAGTCCCTTTCTTTCTACAGCCCCAGTTCCTGAAGGGCATTTTCGACATAATCGTTCAAGGTGTAATTCTTATGTTCGCCGAACAGATCGTCGATCGCGTTCATTCTTGTTTGGCGACCGGGTTCCCATTCGACCGGGTTCCCTTCCCGATCAATGCCGTATTCGACAGCGATCAGAAGGTTCGCGTATTCGTTTCCCAGTTCAGCCCAGTCCAGTTCTTTTCTCATTCCGGCTTCCTTTCTGTTCTGCTTCCCCCGCGCGACAACTATATTATAGCAGAATTCTAGAAGCCTGTCAAGGGGTATTCACGGCATTTTCACGTAAAAGGGGGACGAATCCGAAGATTCGTCCCCTGGGGGGAATTCAGGAAAAGATCGGAAGCTTGCGGCGTTCGCAAGTCGGGCAAGGCGAACAGCCTTCGGGGATTTCGTCGACGCGGACCCAGCCCGGGTCCCGGGTTGCTTGTCCCCCACAAAGGGACTTGGGGAAGGGGAACGGACGGCGATCGAAATTGTCCTTCGTGATCAAGTGAACCTTCGACCCGGTCGCGGTCTTGACGTAATAGTATCCCTTCATGACAGCTTGTCCAGGCGGGCATAAAATTCGGTCATGCGGTTCTTCAGTTCGACGATATCGCTTCGGGGACCGATGCAAACAAGCTGTCGAACTTCAGTGAACAGCCCGTCCGGATATGCGACAGGCGTCGAATACTTTAGGCGGATTCGATATAGTCCATAAGCGGACCCCTTTGGCGCGACGTCCCATTTCGGCTTCATTCGGATTCTTCCCTTCGTTCGGAAAATGCGCGGCTGATCGCGGCTTTTTTCCGGCTGTCCGCGGGCTTGATCGTCCCGTCTTCTAGTAAAAAGAACTGTCTTCCGTACACTTCGCTTTCAGTCCAGGCGTTGAATTCTTCGGCGATTCCGAACCGGGCGAAGGCTTCCAGGAACCGGGCGCGGCGTCGTTCGGGTAAATGCCCCGTCGTCGTCTTCCCAGTCCGAAACAGCTTCCCGTCATGCATGAAGGTTTGCGGAATCGCGGCGGCATTCCCCAGCCGATCGATCCGGTCTTCCTGTTCCTGGACGATTTCCCGGGCTTGCGCGGCGATCCGTCCCCAGCTTTCGCGACCTTCGATCGGAAGGCTTTGGCTGTCTGAAAGAAGTTCGGTCGCGAAGGTCAATTTCTGAAGCAGTTCGACCGGGATCGAAACCTTGCGGGCTTCCCAGGCTTTCCTTTGCAGTTCATTCCAGGCTTTCACGTTATTCCCCTTTCAGTCCCTGATCGCGTAGGCGATCCATTCCGGATCCGAATCGAATCGGGCGGACAGGCGGCGGGCTTTGCGCGGGTCATGCCGGACCAACAGGACGCGACCCAGGAACTTGACTTCCCCGATCCAGTCGCATCGTTCGCGGCGGATATTCCAGACGGTCCGGTTCAGCGTCCGCGACCCGTTCGATTCCCGGTTGAATTGCCAGAAAGCGACGTCCCCAGTGATCAGGACCCTTTGTTCCGACAGGCGGTCGACGTCTTCGACTTCCAGCCGGACCCATTCCCCGACGTCTTCCCGGGTAAACTGTCGACAATGGCGAAGATGGTTTCGGGCGGAATCGCTGTTCAGGTATTCCCCGACGATTTCTTGATTCGTTCGAACCCGATACAACTTCATTTCTGGGTCCTTTCTGGGGGACCCTTGCGGGTCCCCCTTTGGGGTTCTAGTATCCCTGGGCTTTCCGGCGGGCGATTTCGGCTTCGGCGACTTTCGCGGCGTCCTGGGCGATTTCCTGGACGCGACAATGTTTGCACTTCCGGCATTGTTGAACCTTACAGGGAAGGTGTTCGGCGTCAACCGCGGCGCTTACGTGTTCGTGAACTTGCCAAATGACTGATTCCGGAACCCCGGCGGCTTTCGCGGCGACTTCCAACCCCCACGCCATGCCCCGGTTGAAGTCCATTGTCGAACTGTGAACGGCGCGCGATTCCTTCGCCGTCAACCCGTAAGCCGTCATTTCCGCCAACTTTGCCAGAACTTCCCGTCGTTCTTTCTTGTTCAGCATTTTCATTCCCTTTCTTGTCTAGTCTTCCCTTTGGCTTTGCGGACGGGTTCCGGATGCTTTTCCGCGACCCCTTCCCAAGTTTTCCCCGGTTTCCCGGATGCTTGGCGGCGCTTCCAGTTTTCCCCCGAACCCGTCCGCGTACAGTCATATTATAGCACTATTCTAGCATCTTGTCAAGGGGGATTCACGTCAATTTCACGGATCTTTTGAAATTGATCTATTTCGGAAATAAGTATAATTTGAGGGTCCGGAATTGTACTTACCATGAAAACTTGACGACGGGTCCCGGGCATGATATACTGAAGTCGCATCGGGGATCTTTCGGGCGGATCCCCCGCGAACTCCTAACGGGGACCCGGGTTCCGGTCCCGGGTCCCCCCACCAAAGAAAAGAAAGGGTCCCCCTGTCGGCGAAGGTATCGTCATGGCTTCCATGGCGGAAGTAAACCGACAAGCGGGGACCCTTCGCTTATGAAAGGAACTGAACATGACAAAGCATGTCGAAACGATCGGAACAAGGCGAATTCAGCCAGAACCCCCGGACAGCCCAGCCAAAGGGGAACGGGTCGAAATCAAGTCGTTTATGGCTGAAGGTCGATCCTGGGTTGGAATTCAGCTTGACAGCCCGACAAGCTTCATGGTCTTTACCCCAGAACAGTCGCGGCGGATCGCGATCGCTCTTCGCAAGCATGCGGACCGGGCGGACAAGCTATTCCCCCAGGGGAAAAGGAAGCGGCGGAAACGTCGACCGTGAACATTTACAACGCTGTTATGGACGCAAGGGAAGGAAACCCATGCCCAGGCGAAACAGCAGAATCAGGGACTTTGAAAGGCGGCATACAAACAATGACGGGCGTCGACAAATTCGAAACGGAAAGACCGTGAAGGACTGTCGGCGTATCGCGCGAAGATTGAACGTTCCCTTTGTCGAAGGTTGCGGCTGGGCTTCGACCGCGGGGAAGCGTTTCCGAAGAAAGGGAAGATAATGTTTTACGAAGCGGACGTGCATGGGGAAGACGTTTGCGTCGTTTCCCCGGACGGCGAACGAATCGTCTTTCATGACGAATGGAAGCCGGACGCGATCGCGGTCTGTCGGGTTCCGGTTCCCCTGTTAGGGCTGAACATGCCCCTATACCCCTTTGTTGAACCCGCGGCGATCGTTGCCAGTCAAATGATTACAGACGACGCGGCGGGTCCGGTCGCGTTGGGCGGGCTGACAAAGACAAAGGTCGCGAACGCCATGATGGAAGCCGGGATCCCGGAAGGCGTCTGGAAGATCGCGACGTCGGAACCGGAAGGGGAATCATGAAGACGTCCAGGCGGGGCTTTTTGCGATCGGTTCTGGCGCTTGCGGTTACGGGGACGGTTCAGCCCCGGAAGCTATGGACGGGCTGGGACCCTTCGGAACCGGGTCCCGGTCCCGCCCATGGCGCGGCTCAGGCGGCGCGGATCGAAGCGAAGGTCCGGGACGAATGGATCGATCTGGGCGGCTTTCTTGTCCCGAATACGGTCCGCAAGGGTCCGACAGTCGAAGTTCGGGTCGAAGGAACGGAAGAGGTCCGATCCCGGTTGAAGGATACCGGGGACCCGGGCATTGAATGCTGGCGGCTAGCTGAAGTGATTCATGCGACGGACGAACTACTTCAGGACAGCTTTCCTTACCTTTCGAATACCGTTTCGGTCCCCGGGAAGCGGGTTGTGATCCCTATCGTTCGTCCAGTTCGTTCGGGCTGGGAACAGATCGTGTTGAATGAACCTGTCTTTGACTATGTGACGATCTTTGGGCGTCCGGTTGTGAACGCTGAAACCGGGAAGCGAATCAGGGACTGGAAGGAAATACAATGAACTTTGAACGGCTTGACAAAATCGCCGAACAGCTTGAAGAAATCGCGCGCGAAATCCGGCGTCTGAAACGGGAACGGGCGAACGAAGAAAGCAAAGACGTCCTATTTCTGGCGGCGGCGATTCAGGGGGAAGGGGCTGGGCTGTTCAGCGACCGGGTAAAGGTTGGGCGCTGGATCGCCCATACAGCGATCAACCTGTTCGAAGCCCCATGGCAAAACGGGCGCTGGGCTTCTGTCGCGGACGTCGTTCGGGATCGGTTCCATGGATATGCCGGGATCGGCGCACCTGAACCATGGGCGATCGATATCGCGCGTCTGGCGCTGAACGAACATGACATAACGGGCGGCGCACTTGCTATGCTGTCCGGGAACGATCTTCGGAATCGCGGTTGGCCCCAGCGATACGATATCATGCTGAAGGAATTTCACGGTCCCCGGGGACATTCGCTGTTCTTTTACAAAACCTGGGCGAAGGAATGGAACGCATGATCGAATATGGAATATCCCTTTTCGGCGCACAACATGCGACCCAGGACGAAAAGATCGATTACATGCTTTCCCGGGTCCTGTCTGGAAATTCGGCGATCGCGAACGACGGAACCATTCTGGCGCGGTTCAACAGCGAAGCGGGGAACATTCCCGAAGTGATTTCGATCGTTCAGGAAAAGTTCCCCATGGTTCGGGCGTATCGTCTGGATCCGGGCGGCTGGGTCCCCTATAGTGGATAGAAAGGAACTGAACATGGACAATTACGCGTTGAATGTCGCGGATATGGCGGACGTCGTTCAAGGGCGCTTTGGCATGGCGTTCCAGATCCTGTTCGGCGGAAAGGTATCGGATCGGACGGTCGAAGTCGAACCCGGGAAGATCGACGGCATGGGCGTTACCCTGAAGGTCCCGGACGAACAGGCGGCGGCAACGATCGAAGTCATGCGGGCGCGGATTCCGCGGCATGTCCTTCGGGCATATCGGCGGACGGGAAACACCTGGACGCAAATCTAGGGGGAACTATGGCGGACAGCTTGACAAAGGCGGAACGGGAACGGCTTGAAGCCGAATACGCTGTCGATCCAGACGATCGGCGGTTCTGGGGGGGAAACAAGGGGAACCGGGCGACCGCGGACGAAATCGATCGGCGGGTCATGATCGCTTATAAGATGATCCTGGACGGGCATGCGAAGCCGGACGTTGTAAACTTTCTTGCGGAACACCTTCCCGTAAACCGTCGTCAGTGTTATAACTACTATGCCAAAGCTGAAGAAGAAATCAAGAAACAGTCGAATGCTAGAAAGGCGGACGCATTATCAGAAGCGTTATTGTCAAGGCGAATCCTTCGCGCGCAAGCTGAAGACATTCCAACAAAGCTGGCGATCCTGAAGGACGAAGCCCGACTTCTGGGGCTGTACGATCAGCCCGAAGGCGGCGAAGGGTCCGGCGGCGGGCTTGCGGCGCTTCTGGATTCCGACGAACTGATCATCATAAAACACTGAAAGGCGGCGGCATGAAAGATGTGAAAGAAGCCGTTTACGGCATGGGCGTTGGGCTGTCGGCTGGGCTTTGGTTTGCCATTATGATCGCCGTCGCTTCTGACAGCGATCTTTCTGGGTTCTGGGTTATCTTGATTTCGATCGGAACGGGGATCATGTCATGGTTCGGCGTTGGGCTTGCGATCGGGCTGTTGATCCTGGGGCTTGCGCTGTAGTATGCCAGAAGTCCATGTGTTCGGAAAGATCGAAACCGAAGAACAGCTTCGGGACTTTGTGTTCCAGGCGTTCGGCGTTCGGATCCCGGACGTCCAGGTTTGCGAAGATCATACAACCCCATGGCGCGCGTTCGCGGACGCGTATTTCGCAAGGTCCCCGAACGCTGTCTGGAAGGCTTCGCGCGGCTTCGGCGGAAAGTCTTTCCTTCTGGCGCTGTTGGCGCTGACCGAAGCCCTAACACTGAAATGTAATGTGAACGTCCTGGGCGGGTCCGGCGAACAGTCCGATCGGGTCCTGGAATATACGTCCGATTTCTGGCATGCCGGGACTGTATCCCATTATCTTGTCGGCGAAGTCAAGCATGAAACCCGGCTGATCTTTGGGAATCACATTCGATCGCTCATGGCGTCTTCCCGATCGGTCCGCGGTCCGCACCCTCAGCGGCTTCGACTTGACGAATGCGACGAAATGGACGAATCGATCCTGAATGCGGCGCTGGGTCAGACCATGCGAAAGCCCGGACTGGACGTCCGTCCCCAGAACGTCATGTCTTCGACGCATCATTACGCGGACGAAACATTCACAAAGATTCTCCATAGGGCGAACCAGGAAGGTTGGCCCATATACGAGTGGTGCTATCGGGAAAATCTTCAGCCCCATGGATGGCTGGATCCCCTGGACGTCGAAGAAAAGAAAGCGACCGTCACGTCCGCCATGTGGCTTGCGGAATATGAACTTCAGGACCCAGCCCCGGGTTCCCGGGCGATCAACGTCGACATGGTCGCGAAAATGTTCGATCGGTCCCTGGGCGAATATCGCGGGTCCCCGGGCGAATATATCGAAATCGAACCCCCCTGGATCACATGCCGGGAATGCGGCTGGGTTGGGTTCCAGAACGGCGATCGCTGTTCGAAATGCGGGTCGACAAAGATCCGGGTTTCCGGGCGATATGGGACGGGCGCGGACTGGGCGCGAAAACAGGACTGGACGGTCATCATTACATGGCGCTGGGACGTGAAACCCTTCCGGCTTGTCGCGTTCGAACGGATCGGGCGGTTGCCATGGCCCAAGATGATCGAACGGCTGAACGTTCGGCATAAGCGCTACCCAGGCGGCGCGGCGCATGACGCGACAGGCGTCGGGGACGTCGTTCGCGATTACCTGTCGACGTCTGTAAAGGACGTGATCATGGTTGGCGCGCGGCGTTCGGATATGCTGACCGAATATATCGCGGCGATCGAACGCGGGGACTTTGTCTGTCCCCATATCGACTTCATGGAAGCCGAACATAGACTGGCTTCGGTTGACGACGTCTTTCGATCGGGGACGTCGTTTCACCTTCCGGACAGCATATCGGCGGGCGCGCTGGGGCTGTACGGGAAGACGGGAATCCTGATCGGATAGAAAGGAACAGATCATGGGGAAGGCAAAGATGCGCGTATCGCTTGCGTTTGTTCGGTCCATGCTACACATGCCGGAAGACGCGAAGATCGTCGGCGTATTCATGGACTTGACGGATCATGCGAATGGGCGCATGACCATGTTGATCGAAAGCCCGGAACTTCCTGAACACCTTCCCGGGAATGAACCCGCCTGGGTCGATCCGTCAATTACGTCACATGGGAACGGGGAATTTGACTGGGACTGGAACCTATAGAAAGGAAGGGACCATGTTCGGAACAAGGGACGTTTACTGGGCATGCCGGGACAGCATTCGGGACGCGTTCGTCCTATGGTTAGAAGTTGAACGGGACCCGGCGAACGACGGCGTTTTCTACACCCGGGAAGAAGTCGATCAAGTCCCGGCTGAAGTGATCGCAAAAGGTTGCGCGAACCTTTTCGGGTCGCTTCTGGAAGAGGTCCCCGGAATCATCGTTCGCGACCTTCCCCCGGAAGAGATAACCTATTCGTTCGAACTTCGGGATCTGAAGGAAATCTTCTGGAACTGGGAATGTCGGCGTCGACAGGACCCGGATCGGTTCTGGGACAATGGCAAAATGGCGAAGGCGGACCCGGACGAATACGCGGAACTGGCGACCGCGGAATTCTTCAGAACTTGGGAAAGGTTGCGCGGTCCGGGACGCGTTCCCGGTCTTCCCCCCGGGGAAATCTTGACGGGTTGACAGAACCATGGTAAAATGAAAACTGACCGGGCCGAATCGCGCGAAGCGGACAGATATCACCCGGATCGCGAACATGCGATCCGGGCGTTTGTGTTATAGGGGACTTCATGACCTTCGCGGAACGAATCAAAGCGGCATGGCGGGCGTTGACATTCAATTCCCCCGTCAAGTCAACAGCCCCATTGTTCTTTCCTTCGTATCGAACCGGGCGTCCTTTGTGGACGCTTTATGATTATGCGTCGTTCGTGAATGAAGGGTTCAGTCTAAACGCGTTGATCTATGGCGCGATCATGTACAAAGCGCGGGCGCTTACTTCAGCCCCCTTGAAGGCGTACACTGGGGACATGGACGCGCGCGAAGAAGTCGACCCTAACGATCCTTTGGCTTTGTTGGTCAGTCGACCGAACGAACACCAAAGCATGATCGAATTCCAACAGCAAGCAACCGTTTACCTGAACATAAGCGGAAACAACTACACTTACTTGAAGCGGGTCGCGGGCGACGAAATCGAAGCCATGTATAACCTTCGACCGGACCGGATCAAGATCGTTCCGGGCGAACGGGACATAAAGGGATATCGTTACATTCCGGAAGGCGCGACATGGGAAGAAGGCATGCCGATCCTTCCCAAAGACATGATCCATGTCAAGTTCACGAATCCCCTGGACCCCCTGGAAGGCATGGGACCCGGGCTGTCCCCCATTTCAGCCCTTGCGCGGAATGGCGACGTCGACAATGCCGTTTCATATTTCCTGAAGAACCTGTTCGACCGCGGTCTTATGCAGAACGTATTCATAAAGTATTCGGTCCCCTTGACGGACGAACTGATATCGTCGGCAAAGGAACGTTGGCGCGAAGCTTACGGCGGATCCCAGGAAGGTTGGCTTGATCCGGTTGTCCTGGGCGAAGAGGGGGAAGTGAAGGCGCTGGGATATCAGTTCGATCAACTTGGCTTTGACGGGATCGACAGCCGGAATGAAACGCGGATTCTGGGTCCCTTCGGCGTCCCCCCGATTTTGATCGGGTCCCGGGTTGGGCTGGATCGGGCGACATACAGCAATTATCAGGAAGCCCGTCAAGCGTTCTGGGAAGACACATTCGTCCCGGAACTTCGGCTTTTTGAAGTTGATTACGCGTATCACCTGAACAATCCGGATCGGGACGTCTGGGTCGCGTTCGACATGACGGAAGTCCCGGCGCTAAAGTCGGACGTCGTTCCTTTAGTGAACGCGGCGCACCAACTATGGACCATGGGCGTCCCGGCGCTGTCGGCGCTGGGCGCGGTTGGGCTGAACGTCGGGGACATTCCGGGCGGCGATATTTCATATTTGCCCCTGGGACTTGTTCCGTCCGGGCGGCTGGGAAGCGAACAGCCGGATCAAAGCTCTTCGGCGGCAACGGCTGAAGAAGAAGATCGGGACAAAGGCACCTTACCAACAGGTAAAAAAAAAGACGTCTGAAGTATCGTCGGCTGACAGGAAGGCGGCGGGCGGCTTATGCCAAGTCGATCGCTAGGATCGCGACGAAATACGAACCCGCGTTCGCAAAGTCCGCGACCGAAGCGTTCGAAGCCGATCGGCGTGCAGTTCTGGCGGCGGTTTCCAAAGCAAAAGCGGACGCATTCGCCCAGAAGCAAAGCGTAAACTATGAACAGATCAAGATCGACTGGGACGATTACTTCCGGATTCAGGGCGAAGCGGGGATCAACTGGCGGAAATCGTTCATGCCCCAGGTCCGGGCGCTGTTTACGGACGTTGCGGACTTTCAGGCGGCGGCGCTGGGCATGCGGTTCGACGTGGCGAACATGCTGGCTTCCGAATGGGTTCAACAGTATCACATGGTCTTTGCCCAGCCAGCTATGGACACAACGATTTCAGACCTTCAGACGCTGATCGCCCAGGCACAAAATAACGGTTGGACGATCGACGAAATATCGAAGCAGATCGACGCGACGTTCGACTATTACTTGACTGGGGAAGAGGTTGGGGCGCTTTGGCGCGAAATCATGACCGAACAAGAATTCCAGTGGTTTCTTGATCGGAAGCCGCGACCCAGGCGCGACTTGATCGCGCGGACCGAAACCATGCGGGCGTCGAATGCCGGGACGTATAATCTGTATATGGAAAGCGGCGAAGTCGAACTGAAGGAATGGTTGGCGGCACATGACAGGCGGACCCGGGACACACATGTCCAGGCGGACGCGACCTATCGTGAAGGCGGGTCGATCGGTCCGATCCCGATGGATCAGCCGTTTATCGTCGGCGGGTTCCAAATGATGTATCCCCTTGACGGGTCCATGGGCGCGGACATTTCGGAAATGGCGAACTGTCGTTGTACTATGGCCCCAGTTCTTTACGAATTCGAAGAAGAGGAACCCCAGCCGGAACAGGCGCTTCAGGAAGAAGGGGAATTCCCGTCCCAGGATCAAGTTCCCCTGGAACAGACGCCTGAATGGATTCGGGACGAATTGATTCAGCGGGATCTTGAACTGTCCGTTCCGATTTCGGAAGCGGAAATTGAGCATCGGCGCGCAAGGCGGACCATGAAAGCCCTTGAATCAGCCGTCGAAAACGTTCACATTCGATTACAGGAAGGCGTTATAACCCGCGAAGAATATGAAAAGGAAAAGGCGGATTTCTGGGCGGCGGTTGCAGAAGAACAGCGGCTTCGGAAGCGGATCAAAGACTTGACAGCCATGCGGGACGCGGAACTTCGGAAAATGCTTTTTGTCCCGGAAGAATATCGGAATTTCGTCCCGGAATATAGCGCAACCCAGGAAATCCGGGATCGATATGTTCAGTCCCAGGCGATCGAAGACGCGGCGGAATGGTATCGGAACATGCAAGGCGTGAATGTGTTGACTGGCGCGGATCCGGTCAAATTCGAAGCGGCTGGGGACAAGGATCGGGCGAATCATTCGAACGGAACTATTCGGCTAAAGTCCTACTCGGAAACAGCGACGATCGTTCATGAATGGGGACATGAAATCGAAGAAAAGAACCCGCGAATTGAACAAATGGCGGTCGATTTCTTGGAAAGGCGGACGGCGAACGATCAGCTTGAACGGCTGAAGGACATATACCCCGATCGGAATTACAAAGACTATGAAGTCGCGAAGAAAGACAAGTTCATGAACGCGTACATGGGAAGAATCTATAAAGTTCAAGATACGTATTACGGGACTGAAATCTTCAGCATGGGGCTTCAGTATATGTATGAAAGGCCAGCGGAATTCGCGGGCGCGGACCCGGAATACTTTGACTTGATTTATAAGGCCCTTCGGGGTTGGGACTAACATGGCGGTTACGATCGAATGGCTGGGGGAACGTTATACTGTCGACGGTCTTGTCTGGACGGGTCCAGACGAACAGGCGGTTATCGTCCTTCAGGCGGCAACGAATCTTTTACCAAAGACCCCGGATATTCCGGATCTGGACTATGAAGCGGCGAAGGCGGCGCTTGACATTTTCACCCTGGGCGAAATCGTCGACCGGGACCCGGTCCCAGAAAACCTTGTCGACGGGCGTCCCCCGGTTTACTGAAAATGGTAAACGGACTGTCCCTGGGCGAAGGAATGCGGGCGACCTTTCAGGACTTGCCAAAGACGGTTCAGGCTGGGCGCATGTCGCAAGCGGGCATATCGGGATCGGGAATAGATTCCCCGGCGCGTCCGGCGCATTATCACGACGTCGGCGATTCCGGTTTCCCAGTCGCATGAAACGGTTATGATTCGGCGGGCATTGTCGGCGGGCATGCTTTGTCCTTTCTGAATCGGGCGACCATTGTCTACAGTATAGCATGGGCGTCGGCGGCTGTCAAGCATTATGAAAGAAGGAAGCATCATGCGAAATACGGTTGAATTTGAATCGCCGGAAGAAGAAGCCTATTGTCCGGCATGCGGGCGGCGGCTGAAGGTCGCGATCGCGCGGCTGGGACTGAACAGGCGCGAAACCCGGAAATGTCCCTATTGCGCGGAAAAGGTAACACTTGTCCGGCGCTGGGCTGTCGGACCAACAGAACACAAATAGGGGGATACACCCATGGGCGCGAAAGAACATAAAACGGTTGACGGGCTGATTACAGAAATTGACGAAACCCAGGGCATTGTAACGGCGATTTTCGCCGTCATGGGCAACGTCGACAGCGGCGGCGATCGCATTCACCCGGGCGCATTTACAAAGACCTTTGCGGAACGCGGGTCCCGGGTTCGGATCCTGGATCATCATAACACCTTCAGCGTCCGGGACGCGATCGCGAAGCCCCTTCGACTTCGGGAAGTCGGCGCGTCTGACCTTCCCCCAGAAGCCTTGTCAAAGTTCCCCGAAGCAACGGGCGGCGCGGAACTGACCGCAAAGTTCATGCTTGACGACGACGCGTCCATGGCGATTTTCCGGCGGATCAAAGAAGGCGTTGTGAATGAATGGTCCTTCGGATATGATCCCCTGGACTTTGACTATTCGAAGGAAGAGGTCGACGGACAGGACGTGACGGTCCGGAACTTGCGGACCTTGCGGCTTTGGGAAGTATCCCCCGTCCTATGGGGAATGAACGAAGCGACGTCGACGACGGGCGTCAAAGATGACAACCCAGACGCTGAAGATAAGGCGACCGAAGAGAAACCATGGGACGTCTTTGTCGAAGGCGATCAGTATTGCGTTTACAAGATCAATGAAGACGGGGAAGCCGTTGGGGAAAGCCTGGGCTGTCATGATACGGAAGACGAAGCGGTCGAACAGATTCAAGCCCTATACGCGGCTGAAGAAAACGCAAAGACCCTTGTCCCCATTTTCCAGGCGGCATGGGCGGTTGAACAGGACTTGAAGCGGCTGGGCGAACTTGTCCAGGCGGCAAAAGAAGGGCGCGTTTTATCGGCGCGGAACGGAACGCGGATCGCGAATGCCGTTCTAGCGTTGGTCGAACTTTTGGAAGACGCTGGGATCGACGTCCCCGGACTTTCGGCTTCGGTCGAAGAAGAAGAGGAAGACGATCCCGGAAAGTTGGCGGCGGATTCACCTTTCAAGGGAAAGGCCGATCCAGCCGAACAGCATGACGACGTCGGTCGGGTCGAAGATGATTCACCTTCCGAAGCGGACATGTTGACGCGGATCAACCTGTTGGAAGCAGAACTGAAAATCATAGGAGTATAACCATGGCTGAACAAATGATGATCGTGGGCGATCGCGTCGACGAACTTCGGAACGAAGGTCAGAAGCTGATTCGCGACGCGAAGGAAATCTTTCTGAACGAAAAGGCGGACGCGCAAGATCGGGAAAAGGCAACCCGCATGCTGGCGCGGGTCGACGATATCAAAAGCGAAATCGACAGCCTTGTCCAGATCGCCGAATCGGAAAAGGCCCTTATGGGGACCGCGAAGGTCGAAAATCGCGGCGGCGATCGTCCGGCAAAGCAGATCGGTTCGCTGGGTCGGCTGTTGGTCGAAGTGTTCAATGCTGAGTTTGGGCGCAAGTCGGTTCACCCCGGGCTGAAGCGTTGGCGCGATCCGGAAGAACCCGCGGTCGACGAAACGAAGATCGGCTGGGTTGAACCGGGCGACAGCAAAGACCTTCTGGAATCCGTCGGCGCGTCCGGCGGGTATCTTGTCCCAGTACAGCAAGGCGAAAGCCTGTTGGTTCACCCGGGCGGAACGGACAGTGTCGTTACCCCGCGGGCAACCGTGATCCCGATGCGGCGTCGACAGATCCAGCTTCCGGCGCTGAATCAGGGCGCGACGACAGCCGGACAGCCCCACTGGTTTGGCGGGATCATCGCCAAATGGACCGAAGAAGCGACTGAAAAGGACGAAACCCAGCCGTCCTTCAGGCGGATCAATCTGACCGCGTTCAAGCTGGCTTTGTACACTGAAGCAAGCGACGAACTGCTTATGGACAATGCCGTTTCGCTGGAAGCGTTCCTGAATTCGGCATTCGGCGGCGCGATCGACTGGTATAAAGAACATGCCTATGTTCAGGGGACGGGCGCTGGACAGCCCCTGGGGATTATCCCCGCACCTGGGACGATCACGATCCCCCCGGCGGCGATCGGCGCGATCGCGGTATCGGACTTTGCGGACATGCTGGAAGCCTTTGTCGGGCGTTCCCCGATCTGGATGATGTCGCGACAGTGGATGTCCGACTTGATCGAACTGAACGGTCCGGCTGGGAATCCGTCCTATGTCTTTATGCCCAGCGCGCGCGACGGCGTCCCGGGTTCGCTGTTCGGGTATCCTGTTTTCTTCAGCGAACATATGCCGCAACCCGGCGAAGTGGGATCGGTTGCGCTTTGCGACTGGTCGAAATATCTGATCGGGGATCGACAGGCGGTTACGGTTGACGCTTCGAAGCATTTCCGATTCCAGAACGACTTGACGGCATGGCGCGCTGTTTCTCGGGTTGGCGGGCGACCGTGGCTGGATCTTCCGTTGACGTACAGCGACGGAACGACCCAGGTTTCGCCGTTCGTGATCCTGGGAATTCACCCGACTTCATAAGCTGACATAAGTCGGCTGTAGTGGGGGACCCGAAAGGGTCCCCCAGCATAGGAGATACAATCATGGATTTCTGCGAACGTTTCAGCGAAGGATATGAACTGTTGGCGGTCGAACATGCCGACAGCCTAGCGGCGGGCGCGCATGCGCTGGGTCCCGTTACCGCGGGCGATCACGATCGGTTCGTTCTAGTGATCGACGTCGGGGACATGGCCCAGGGCGCGACCCTGGACGCTGTCATTCGCGAATGCACAAACGCGGCTGGATCGAACATGGCGAATATCGCCGGGAAAGCAATTACCCAGTTGACCCAGGCGGGCGGCGACGGGAACGAAGTCGTTCTGATCGAACTTCGCGGGGAAGAACTGACCCCCGGTTACGACTTCATTTCCCCCCTGATCACCGTGGGGACCGATGCGGTCGAATACAGCGCGACCCTTTGGGGCTTTGTCGCTGGCTATGAACCCGTTTCGACAACCCTGATCAGCGAAATCGTAGACTAGATCCGGCTGAAGGAAGTCCAGGACCCGTCCCCGGGTATTCCCCCAGGGGAAACGGGACGGGTCCCGGCTTCCTTCCGAAAGGGATATAATGTCTGTCTTTGTCTGGGTTCGTCTGTTGTCCGCGAAATACCTGAAAGACGAACATGCGCGAATGCAAAAGCATGAAGCCGGGGAATGGGTCCAGGTTGGCAAACATGACGCGCGCGTTATGCTTGCGGCTGGGGAATGCGAAATCCCCCGGAAGGACATTCGAAATCAGGTCGCGGACTGGGGAAATTCGGGCGTCGTAATTGTCGACCCAGCGGACCCGGAATCCGCGACGGGCTTTGTCGACGGAACATGGGACGGCATGGGCGTCCAGGTTGGGACCCTGTTTTCCGGGCGTCCCTATGGTTCAACCCTGTTTTGGGATCCGAATGTTTCGCTTCGCCGTGAACTTATGCCAGTCGGCTTTCATAGGGTTCAGCATGGTTGGCAAGTCGCATGTCCCCTATGGCGATATAAGGCCCTTGCGTTACACTTGGGATCAGACGACGAAAAGAAACGGACCCTGGACGTTGTCCAGGACTTGCGCGTCCCGGTCTATAACCCCGGGCTGTTGTATGTCGCGCGCTGTCCCCAAACGGACGAACTGTTCGACGTCTGGAAAGAAGAGCATAAGGAAGGCGACGATCGGCGGCTGTCCTTTTTGCGGGCTGTTTTCCGAACCCGTCCGATCCTTTGTGCGCTTCCCGTTACCTGGACAGCGGGTCCCCGATATACAGAAGAATAGAAAGGCTGAACCTTGACAACCCGCGGCGCGGTATATATCGCTTACGGGTCCCGGGCGCTTTCGGAATACTGGGAAGCGTCCCAAAGCCTGAAGAAACACATGCCGGATCTTCCGATCGCCATGATCGGATCCGATTCGGCGGAACTGGGGGACATGTCCGGCTTTACAGACGTCCAGAAATCGCGCTGGGCGAAAGTCAACCTGGACAAGCTGTCCCCCTTTGACCATACGCTATACCTGGACGCGGATACTCGGGTTTACGGGGACTTGTCGGCGGGCTTTGACATTCTGGACAGGGGCTGGGACATGGCGCTTGTCACGTCGGAAAATCAGGGCGCGCGGCTGTTGTGGCATGTGTCTCGGGAAGACAAAGAAGCGACCTTGAAGAAGGCGGGCGCTTATGATGTGTTACAAATACAATGCGGCGTCATGTTCTTCCGAAAGTCGATCCGGATCGTGCAGTTCTTCAGTGTTTGGCGGCGCGAATGGCTTCGCTTTCGGGGACAGGATCAAGGCGCATTCCTTCGGGCATTGATCGAAATCCCCGTTCGGCTTTGGCTTCTGGGCAAACCCTGGAATGGCGGCGGCATTATCGCGCACTTGTTTGGGCGGGCGCGCGCATGAAGGCGGCGGATCCATTGTTGGCTTTGTTCGCTTTGTTGGTCGCGCTGTTGGGGTTGGCAACGGGCGGAAACGTGATACTGTTCGGATTCGTCTGGGCGTTGGTCTTTGGCTGGGCGATTACGGAACTGAAAGGACTGTCATGAAGGTACATATCGTATGCCGGAACTGGACAGACGATCGGGTTATCCCCCGGTTCGCGCGTTACCTTATGGACGCGTTCGGTTGGAAGGCGTCCGATCGACCGGACCCGTCCGCGGACTTGAATTACTGGCTGGGATACTTTGAATATCAGAAAGCCCCGCGGTTCGACGCGACCCCGACGGTCGCTTATTTGACGCATCTTGAAGACGCGGACGCGGCGGAATCGGCAAAGGTCCGGCTGTTCCATGCGGCGGCAAAGAATTCAACCCTTCGCGTCTGTATGAACGAACAGACAAGGGCGCTTATTGAACCCCTTTACGGGAAGACGTTCGTTTTCCCCCTTCCCCTGGAAACCGATCGCTTTGTCATTGTCCCCCAGCCCAGCGGAACACTTCCGGTCGCGGGCTTTTCCGGCTTCCGATACAAAAGCGGGCGCAAGGGGGAAGAACTGGCTTCGGCGCTTGTCCAGGACTTTCAGAAGGAAGCCCAGTTCAAGGCGTCCGGTCGCGGTTGGCCTTGCCCCACAAAGAAATACACCTGGGACGGCATGCCAGCGTTTTATCAGTCCCTGAACGTCTTTGTCTGTACGTCGACGGTCGAAGGCGGACCCATGACAACCCTGGAAGCCCTATCATGCGGCGTCCCGGTTGTGATCCCGGTTGGGGTTGGGATCCATGATAGCATTCCCGACGTCCATGGGATATATCGCTATACCGCGGGCGATTACAAAAGCCTGAAGCGGGCATTCGGGAAGGCGTTGGGCGGATTCGATACGGTCGATCGGGAAGCTCTTCGGGAAACGACAAAGCCGCATGCGGTCGAAGCTTGGGTCGACGCGAACCGGGAAGCATTCGAAGGGTTCCTTTATGACAAACCCCGGCTTCAGGCGATCGATTCGTCCGATGGGCGGCGCGGGATCTATATGGTCGCGTTTGGGGACCCAGCCCGGGACGCGGCAAAGATCGCGATCAAAACGATCCGGGCGAACCTTCCCGGGATCCCGGTCGCGTTGTGTTCAGATCGGAAGCTGGGTCCAGAACATATCCTGATCAAGCAACCGGACAAAGATATAGGCGGGCGGATCGCAAAGCTGAAGGCTTACGATTTTGCCCCGGCGGAATGGGAATCGATCCTATACCTGGACGCGGATATTGAAATCGTCCATGCCGACGTCGAACAGTATTTCCGATGGCTTGACATGGGCTGGGAATTCATAATCTGCAAAGACGCGCATCTTCATGATACCCTGGACGATTTCCAAAGGTCGAACAATCGCGAAGAGTATATGAAGACGATCCAGAAGATCGGGACCGCGGAAAGTCTTCAGATCAATGGCGGGGTTTGGGGATTCCGGCGCTGTCCGGCGGCGGAAGCATTCATGGTTCGATGGTTCGCCGAATGGAACAAATACCAGGGACGCGATCAGGGCGCTTTGATCCGGGCGCTATACTCTGACCCGATCCGGGTCCTATGGCTGGGGAACGAATGGAATACCCTGATCACCCTGAAGGGGAAGGAATATCCCCCCGGAAAGAAAGGGTCGGCGGGCGTCCTTCATTTTGTTGGTCGGGCGCGGCGTTGGACCGGACAGGTCCCGGAAGGATACGGGCTGACCGACAAGGTCGCATGGGACATGGTCGACGATTATATGAGAAAGCATGGACAGTGAACGCGCGCGCGCGGGCGGCGGAAATCGTGAACGATCTTTGTCAACGGTTGGGCTTGCGATACGATCGCGATATCGAACAAGTCGAAGCCCGGATCGCGGAACACTTGGCGCGGGCATACAGAAAGGGCATACATGAATCTGAACCTGGGCGCGGGGAACCGAATCCTGGACGATTCGATCAACCATGACATAACCCAGCATTCGAAGGCGATCGACGTGGCATGGGACTTGAACGATCTACCATGGCCATGGGAAGACGGACAGTTCGCGCGCGTTTACGCGTTTTCGGTCCTGGAACACCTTTACCATAATCTGCTTACGTCCATGAACGAAATCTGGCGGATTACGGAACTTGGCGGGCTTTGCGTCGTCAAGCTTCCTTTCTGGAAGGCGAACGTTACCTGGGAAGACTTGACGCATATTCACAAAGTCGGACCCGGGATCATGGACCAACTGGACCCGACAACCCAGCGGGGAAGGGATTACAGCTTTTACACCCCGTACAAATGGCATATTCTGAAGCGTTGGGCGAACAAAAAGAAGCGTCCGACGTCCTTTTACTGGAACCTGATCAAAAAGCCGGAAGGTTGGGACGGAACATGAAGGCGGTCATTGTCGCGACCCAGCGGTCGGGCGGGTTGTACTTTGCGGGCTGTCTGTCGAACCATCGGGACATACACTGTCCCCGGGAAGAACCCCTTCGACCCCAGGCGACATGGGTTCAGCATATCGGGAAGCGTCCGGTCCGGATCCTGGACCTTGTCCTAACAGAACCCTATTACAAGGTCGCGGCTTGTCGGCTGACCTATGATCAGGCGCTACACCCGGGCGTCATGGAATACCTTGTCAATAACGAAGTCAAGATCCTTCACTTGACGCGGGCGATTATGCCAACCGTGACAAGCGTCCTTCTGGCGAAACAGGAAATCCGGAATGGGATCCCGCGGCATGTCTTTGATGGGTCCTTTGTGGACAATGAAGTCCTGGACGCGATCCCGGCGGACGTTGCCAACCGGATCAAGCGGCTGAACCAACAGCGGCGCGCGTTCCTTCGCGGCGTACAACAGAACTGCGAAATTCTTGAAGTTCGATACGAAGACATAACCCAACAGGCGAACGGGTCTATTCCCCTGGGGGAAACAGGGCGGATCTGTCAGTTCCTGGGCGTTATTCGCCGTCCTTTGTACGCGGACAATCGGAAGATGCATAAACGGGCGACTGAAACCTATTACACCAACTGGAAGGAAATCGCGGATATGCTGAAGCGAAACGACTGGGCGGACCTATGGCGCGAATAGACAATGACGAAACCAAAGATATCGCGACCCCGTTTTTGATTCTGGCGCATGTCCGGACAGGGGGGACCTTTTGCGCTCATGCGCTGTCGAATCACCCGTCGGTTTTTTGCGATCGCGGCGAAGTCATGCATCATGCGTCGATCTGGCGCAAGGCGAAGATCAAGCCGGATCGACTTATGGTCATGCTTTGGAATCAGACGGGTTATTTCGCGTCCGGCTTTCGGCTGATCTATCGACAGGCGTTCCATGAAAAAGTATGGCCTACGATCCAGAAAGTTCAGCCTAAAATCATACACCTTCAGCGGCGATCGCTTTTGCGACAGGCGTTGTCCTATGCTTACCAACAGCAAGTCCGCGGGCGGAACCTGGAATATCACCCGGTCCATAGCTTCAGGGAACGCGACGTCCCCCAGGCGACCATGGATCTTGATTATGCGGCATATGCCGTCAAGCGGATCGCAAGCGAACGGAAGCGGGGACATGATCGGCTGAAGAAAGAATTCGACGGCGAATATATTGAAGTGTTCTATGAAGACATGGTCCGCGGCGGGGCTGGGGGATCGGTCCAGGAAATGAATCCCCGGGAACGCGCGCGCGTCTGTCAGTTCTTGGGCGTTGACAATGTTCCCCTTCGGGTTGACTTGAAACGCGAATTCCCTGTTCCCCTTTGGGAAATGTTTGGGAACTGGACGGCGCTTCGGGAACGGTTGGCGCGCGAAGGCTGGGGATACAACGTCGAACAGGAAGAGAATTCATGGACCCAGGTTGACGGGCGCTGGGTCCTGGGGGAATAATGTCAAAGCGACCGGAACAGCGGACCCAGCCCCTTGAAGGCGCGGATCGGGTCCTTTGGTATGAAATCGAATCCGGCGTCTTTGCCCCGGCGGTTTACATCGGCGGCGGGCTTTCGGTCGACAGCGTTGGGCTTGCGCTTACGGTTATTGATTACGTGCATCATGAAATCCACAAAGGGAATCACTTTTCAGCGTCCTATAAAACCCCAGACGCGTCCCCGATCGGGGACAATAATTCCCTTCAGTTCCTGATTCGGGTCCCGGCGGACGTTCAGGGGCATACATCATGGAATGCCGCGGGCGGCGGCGATATGGAAGTTTGTCTGTATGAAAACCCAACCCTAACAGACGACGGGACATTGATCGCGTCCGTCAATATGAACCGAAACAAAACGTCCCATAAGGCCCAGGTCGACGTTTACCATACACCAACAATCGCGGACCCAGGCGTTCAGCTATATAACGACTTTGAACCGGGCGGAACGGGTCCCCGGGCGGGCGGCGGAACAGTTCGGGCGAATGAAGAATGGGTTCTGGGTCCAGGGCGCGACTATATCCTATGCTTGACGAACCGCGCGGGATCGGATCAGCCCATGTCTATCGTCGTTCAGTGGTATGAAGAGGAACCGACATGAACACTTTATTCGGCGTAAACAAGAAAGGACAGCCGGAACAGATCCGGGTTCGCTGGGGACGCGTCGTGACGGACTTCCCGATCGCGGCATGGGTCCTGTTCGGCTTGACGTCCCTGTCGACGACGGCGATCGCGGTTATATTGTTGATAGAACGGCTGTTCTAGTGTATAATGGTCATATAGCGATCAACCCCGGGACGGGGAAGGGGAAGGCAACATGGCGGACATTGTAAGGACCCAGGAACGCGGCGTTCCAAACGACATGGAATCGCGATATCGCGATCAGGAAGACGGGACGCATGCCCTTGTCGGGACGGCGCGAATTGAACGGCGAAAAGTTGTCGAATCAGTCACGATCCCGAACGGTCAGTCGCTGACAGATCGTTGGATTGACATGCGATACTGGGCGGGCATGTGCATTCAGTTCCCGGAAGCCATGACCGGGACCCATTTCCAACTATACGGGCGCATGGAATCGACCGACGTCGAAGAGAAAGCGATCTGGGATACGTTGGGCGTCCTTCTGACCCAGCCGATCCAAAACGGGATCGTTATCGTGAACGCGGACATTTTCCCGGTCCCGTATGTCAAGATCCAGTCATGTTCGGCGGCGGACGGAACCCCGCAAGCTGAAGCGGCTGAACGGACCCTGAAGGTTTCCAAAGCCCCATAGGGGGATATATGGCGCGCGTTTCAAGGGACAGCCAGTTTTTACACCCGACAGGCGGACAGCCGACGTTCGTCTTTGATCCGGATCTTGTCACGTTTACACCCGCCATGGACAAGCGGATCAGCGCGGGTCCCTTCTATACAGCCCCGATTGTCCAGGGCAAGCTAGATGGCACCGGAACCTCAGACGTTGTGACGTTCCCCCGTGGCGATCAGGTGGGGAATGCGACAGAAGTTCGCTACGCCAACCTTGATCCATATCAGGGCACCATCGTCTTCTGGATCACGCCAGAATGGGATGGGGACGACGGCCTGATCCACTATCAGATCGTTTTCGGGGATGTAGCGATCTACAAGTACGACGATGATCGGCTGTTCTTTCGTGGGAGTATTCCGTTTGCGGGTCTTGCTATTGATGTGTCGGCATGGACTGCTGGCACGACCTATTGCGTGATCCTGTCGTGGGATTCGAAAAACCCCATTGACGGGACAAATCATATTCGTATATCGGTCAACAACGTCCATACCTATGGTCAAGCGTCCGAGTGGATTGCTGATAATGTGTCTTCGGAATCGCGCTTCGGGAACTATGCAGGAGGAAATTCAGCAGACGCCATCATTGAAGGCTTGACGGTCTATCGCCGTGTTCTGACCGATGACAACGGTTATGGCACCTTGCCCCAGACAGGCAACCCCTACCAACTACCGTCAACGGACGAACTGACCGAAATATACAATGCGGGATCAGGACGTGATCCTACCGAAGTCACAGGCTCAGAAGACGTTTGTTTCTGTCTCCCCACCGACAGTACAGCCGAAGCCTTGACAACCGGAACAGGCGAAGCATGGTCTTGGCCCTGGGCTGACAACTTGCCAGACGTGCATGGCATGTGGGATGGCGGCTTGCCTGGAACGGACTATGCGGTTGAATTCAACGGGACAAGCACGGGCATAAACTGCGGATCAGGCGCAACCCTGGATGATATTCCCAGCGGGGCAGAGTTTACGGTTGACGCGTGGGTTCGGGCAGACAGTGATGCCAGCGCTTTTAATGGCGTTTTGGCTAAAGGGACAGTTTGGAGTCTTTCGTTTACAGATAGTGGAAGGATTCGCGGGCTGGTTCAATGCGCGGACACAAACGCGCAAAGTCAGATATGGCCGGATGCCTTCCCCCATGTAGACTCTTTTCATGATGGAAAGTGGCACCTTGTCACCCTATATTATGATGATACGGGGGATCGGAAAATCTATCTTGCCGTAGATGGCAAGTGGGCAGCAAGCTATACTACTCAAATTGCGGGCGTGGGTCTGTATGATGGGGACGCATCGGACGACCTTACCATCGGGCGCGTTAGTGGCTGGTTTTGGGAAGGCGCTATTACATGGGTAGAGATCAGCGACAATGATCGTCACAGCCATGGGACTGACTTTATTCCCCCACGTACAATCTATAATGATGGGAATACCATTGAAGCTTGGCTGATAGACGAAGGCACAGGCGCAACAGCGGCGGCACAAGTCACAAGCCCAGGGAACGATGGGACGATCACGGATGGGTCATGGTCAAGCATTTGGGAACAGGACGGAAGCCCAGTCATTCCGTACAGCCTGGAAGGGGACGGATCGGCAACGCTTGTCAACTGCGGATCGGCGGCTGATATTGACGACGTTCCCGATGGCGGCGCGTTTACAGCCGAAGGATGGTTTAGAATAGATTCGGAGCCACCCGCCGGAAGCGCTACGCTTTTCTATAAAGGGTTTGGATGGCTGATCTATATCAATTCAGGAGGGCTTTTCATCGGGGCTGTATATTACGATGATACGAGTGCAACAGCTCGCACGGCCCTTTCCTATACAGACAAGCGTTTTCACCACGTTGCTATCACATATGACGAAGGTGGCGATAGGAAGCTCTACCTTTGGGTAGACGGTGTTTTAGCGGATACCAGTGATGCATCTGTAGGAAATTATATATCTGATGCTTCCCACGACTTGCGGATATTTGGCGCTGGGGGAGGCTATTATCATGACGGCGCATGTGCTTGGGCGCGTCTTTCCGATTCCGTTCGCTACACGGACACCTTTGTCCCCCCAGATCGCCTAAACCCGCCAGCGGTGGACGGGAACACCCTTCGCCAGTTCAACTTCCGCGACGGCGCGGGTACAACCTTGACCGATGCGACAGGCACAGCCAACGGCACGATCACCTTTGGCGACGGATACTGGAACACAACCCCAGACATGGCAACCGACGAACCTGGGGCAAGGGTCTACAATGGCGGATACAATGTCGGCGTCGACGCGGCTGGGGAAGGGGTCTATATCGAACAGGCTGTGACCGCAGGGGATGATTACGTCGCCTTTCCTGTTCTGGCGATTGACCAGGACGGTCGGGCGCGACCCAGGGTCCGCATTCGGGACGTAACGGGCGCGGCGGACGTTGTGACATTCAACGGTCCTATGCTGTACGGGACGCATGCGGGCGCGAACAATCAGGCGACCCTACAGCCGACGTCCCCCCGATGGATCGCGGACGCGTTGATCGGCGCGACGGTCTACAATATCACGGATGGATCTTCAGCGACCATTACGGACAACAGCGAAGACGTTGTCACGGCGAACCTTGCGGGCGGAACGGACAATGACTGGGATACAAACGATGTGTTCCTGATTCGCTTTGACGAACCCTACTGCTTACACCCATGGGCGGAAACGTTTTGTTTCAAGGTTCCGGCGGGTTGCACGACCTTGCGGGTCTTTATCGAGAACATAAACGCAGAAGGCGTAATGCAGATCCACCAACTACAGGTTATGCCTAGCGTCTTGCCGAATGGCGACCATGAGAGCTTGCAAGGCGTCAACCCTGAGTTGATCACTGGATGGGCAAATGAAAGCCTTGATCCAGGCGATACGCAAGCCAGTACAGCGGGCGGCGGGATCATACACAGCGGATCGGAAGCGTTGGAATGGGCGGCTTCGGCAACAAACTTTGATCAAATGTCCTATTTTGTTTTGACTAGCAACGGGAAATTTTGGGCTTGGGGGGTTTGGGTATATGGGGATGGATCAGAGTCGCCACGAATGTTTGATCGCAACTGGGCACCGCAAGTATCTAACGCCGATGCAGACCTAGAAGGGGATAGGGCCGCATGGCAATTTCGGACCGAAGTAATGCGCGTTGTCGACGACGCAGGCTCAAAGATTCGCCTTACGGGAACAGGCGCGGGTCCAGTTTATTCCGACGATGTGTTTGCCATTCTCATGGATTCCATCACCCTGACCGTCACCCCCGCATCTGAAGCCAACAGCGCGGAAGATACAGGCTTGCGGGTTGACGGGCGCGACGATTGTCAACAGCCGATCCCAGCCGGATATTTTGCCCCGTCCTTTGGTTTGGTTATGTTCAACTGGACCCCGCGGCATGATGACAGCGATATAATCGACTGGGGGAACGCGACCCCGCATGTGTTCTGGGCGGCGGGTCCGGTTGCGAATTACATTCGGCTGTACTGGACCGCGGCGGACAACCTTCGGCTTGAAGTCCAGGTCGGCGGAATCGCATCTTCGGCGGACTGGGCGACAGGCGGCGGCGCGATTGTCGCGGGGACAACCTATACCGTCCGGGTCTTTTACACTGGGGTTTCAATATATCTTTATGTCGACGGCGTTTTGAGGATCACGGTTTCCCCGGCGGCTGGGATCGACTTTACGGGCGATATCCCCCAGGGCATGTTCTGGGGATCGAACGCAACCCCAGCCCAGCATGTCGACGCAACGTTCGCGCGACCATAGGAGAATATCATGGCGGACTATGTCAAAAAGTACAGGCTTTCCCGATCGCCGACGGCGCGGAACGACGGTTCTGGGCATGTCGACCATGACATTTACGCGATCGCGGCGGTTCAGGGGTCCGACGAATGGTTTATCATTCCCGGGCGGCACAAAACGATCAGCATTCCGGCGGCGGATCTGTCCGCGGCGCTGGCTTCGGGGACGAATCCCCAGAAGGTCCAGGCATACAAAAACCTTTTGGCGGCAAACCTGAATACGATTCCCGAACCGATTACTGGCTGGGGACTGAATGAACTTGAAATGCTTCTGGACAATAACGACGCGGCTTCGGCGGCGGCGGCTGAAGCAGACGCGTTCATTCAGACGGTCGCGGGATCGTATCCTGTCGATTTCAATATGTAAGGGGTTGTCATGTCTGATTACTGTTCAACAGCCGAAGTCAAAAATCAGATCGAAAAGGAAGGCGCAGACGCGGACGTCGCGATCGCAAAGCTTGTAACAGCGGCTTCCCGGACGATCGACGGCTTTTGTAATCGTCCCGACAACTATTTTCTGGCGGCTGAAGCGACGAAATACTATTTCGGGACCGGACAGCCATGGTTACGGGTCGACGAATGCGTTTCGATTTCGGCGGTTTACCTGAAAGACGCCATGACCGATACGACGTATGAAACCCTGTCGAACCCGTCAACCCCCTGGGCTGGGGACGGCGATTATTTCCCGGGAAACGGGGATCATAGGCGACCCCAGCTAAAGACCCCTTATAACCTTCTGTTCCTGGATCCGAATGGAGACTATTCGATCTGGACAAAGGGGGACATAAAGTTCAGGCTGTTTACTGTCAAGCTGACCGCGGACTTTGGCGGTTATGCGGCGGTCCCGGCGGACATAAAGGAAGCCGCGATTATGCAGACGGCGCGTTGGTGGAAGCGGCTTCAGGGGGGAATGGCGGATTCGCTGGCTTCGATCGAACTGGGACAGCCGACGTTTCTTCAGGAACTGGATCCCGACGTGAAAATGATCCTGATCCTGGGTCGACATGTGAACCCGGCGATATAATGTCCGGCGTCGACGTCGAAGTAAAGGGGTTGAAAGAAACCCAGAAGAAGCTTGAACAGGTCGCGCGCGACTTGGGCGGCGCGGGTCAAGTTCCAGGACGTCAATTACAGTCCGCGGTCGCGCGGTCCATGCTATATGTCGAAGGGAAGGCAAAGAAGAAGGTCCCGGTCGATCGCGGGCGGCTTCGCGCAAGTATCACGCCTAAAGTCGAACAGCCGAACCATACAACGATCCGCGGCATTGTTGGATCAAATGTGAAATATGCCCCATATCAGGAATTCGGGACCCGTCCATTCTGGCCCCCATGGGAACCGATTTATAGATGGGCGCTTCGCGTTGTCCAGGGGGACCGGAAGGCGGCGGGCGCGTTGGCATACAAGGCGCGGCTGTCGATCGCGAAACGCGGAATCAAGGCAAAGAAATACTTTCAGGAAGCGTTCGACGAAAGTCAAGCCCGGATCAAACGTGAAATCGATCGGGCTGTCAAGGCGATTACGTCAAGGTAAGGGGACATGGCGCTAACGATCGGACAGGCGGTTACAGCGGTTCACGACGCGTTCGTCGGCTTGACGGTTGGCGGCGATCCCTTTTACCTTCAGGATTACGACGAACTGAAGGAAGGGATCCATGACCTTCCGACGATCCAGTTTTACCCCGAAACGCTTGAAGTTGATTCGCGGACAGAAACCGATACCCATACGCTGAACAAGTCGGTCCGGGTCCATAGGTTAGTTGTCCGCATGGACGTTTACGCGGACAGGCGGAATCATCTTGACGAAAACATGGAACGGCTTGTCGACGTCTGGGACGCTGTAGAAGACGAACTGGAAACGGAAGCGGGCTGTCCGGCATTCGGCGTCGAAACGATTCGAAGCGTACACTGGACATGCGAACGGGTCATTTTCGATTACACCAACACTTCCCCAGCGACCGAATACGCGGGGATCCGATACGAACTAGAACTGGAAATCTTCTAAATGGACGAACTTTATATCGTTCTGAAGAACCTGGATTACAAAGGCGGGATCGTCCCAAAGGGAACGGTCATGTTCCTGGACCTTCCCCGGGAAAACCTGGACATTCTTGTCAACGTCGGCGCGATATCGCCCTTTGGGACCCCACCTTTTGACGTTCTTCCAGGTTGGCGATATCGGGCGAAGCGGCTGAAGAGAAACGGAATCACGGTTACAACGTTCCTTTATCGGAACGATCAGGACTTGGCGCATGCGCTGTCCCTACCGACGGGACTTGTTCGGCGTTGGCGGCGCGAACTAAAGACGGCTTTAGGCGTTGATCCAGACATTTCCCCCAGGGGAAAATCTGGATGATGTAATCAAGATTCGGGTCCGGCGGACCCATAGGAGCAAAGGAAAATGCAGACAAGCGAAGCTGTAGCGTTGGGTTGTGGAAAGCTGGAAATTGACGTCGGTTGTAACGGCGCCTGGGTCGACATTTCCGGTTCTTCGACGTCCCTGGACCCGATTTCCCAGGATCGCATGACAGGGGAAGCGTACACCCTGGACGGCATGCGACCGATCATTCGCGGCGGAAAGAAACAGCCTTTTGAAGCCGTTGTGACGATCGTATATACGGAAGTCGCGGGCGAAGCCTGGGAAACCATCGAAGACGCATGGGACGCGGCAACATGCACCCCCATGGTTTGCTTGCGTTGGTCCCCGAAGGGCGGCGCGGTTGGGGAAAAGCAGTATCGGATCCCGAACGGGGTCCTTTCTCAGATCACGTTTCCCAACATGGACGCGTCCGCGGGCGGACCGATCGCGGCGGGCTTTGTTGTCCGCGCGGGTTACGTCGAACCGACGGTCATTTCTAGCTAGTAGAAAGGCGTTACAATGCCAAAAAGAAAGCAGACGGTCCAGGCATGGACCCGGGAAGCCCAGGGCGCTGATTCATGGGTCGAATTTATCCCTGTCACAGTTGAAGAAAGCCTGGGGCTTGTCCCGAATTCCATGCGATCGGAAGACGAAACGCGGCTTGACGAACTTCGAAATCGCGTTTTGCGCTGGAACTGGGTCGACGTCGAAGGGAATCCCCTTCCCCAACCGGAAGAGGATCCCGACGTCTGGAATTCATGTACAGCCGCGGAACTGGCGATTCTGTCGCGGATCGTCCTGGGCATGCCAACAGCGGACGAACTAAAAAACTGAAGGGCCGTTTCTGGGACTTTATGAATCGCCCAGACGTTCATGAACCCCCGGCGGAATGGCTTTTGTTGTCATTCTGTCGGTTATACCCAGGAACGACCCCTGATCAGATCCGAAAGGAAGCCTGGGAACCCGTATCCATGCATGCGCGAATGGCGAACTGGGAAGCGGAATTTCAAGAATTCCGAAGGAAATTGAATGCCAGAACGTAATCGCGTTCAAGTCGACATTGTCGTCAAAACCGAAGGCGGAAAGATCGTCGCTGAACTAAGCGACACAATGGGCGACGTCGGCGAACAATTTGAAAAGGTCGCGGAAAAGGGATCGAAATTCCAGTCCGCCATGGATAGCATAACGCGCGGCGTCTTTGAACGCGCGGGGCAAATGGCGACGGAATTCGTCATGCAGATCCCCAAAATGACCGCGGAACTATTCAAGCTGGGAACGCAAAGCGAAGCGACAGCCCTTCGATTCGAACGGTTCGCGGGCGGCGCGGACCGGGCGGAAATGTTCCTTCAGGCGTTCCAGAACGCGACGGACGGAACCGTTTCGCGCATGGCTTCCATGCAAGGCGCGTCGAAGCTGTTACAAATGGGGCTTGTCGAAACGTCCGACGAAATGGGGACGGTCGCGGCGATCACGACAAAGCTGGGCGATCAAACCATGTCCGCGGGCGACCGGATCGGGGACTTTGCGGCGCTGTTGGCGAATCAGTCGATCCCCCGGCTTGACAACTTTGGGATTTCGTCGGGTCGCGTTCGTGCGCGGATCGAAGAGCTTCAGGCGTCGATCGAAGGATTGTCCCGGGAAGAAGCGTTCAAGATCGCCGTGATCGAAGAAGGAAACAAGGCCCTTCAGATCCTGGGCGATACAACGGATACCGCGGCGGTCAAAATGGACAAGCTAAAAGCCGCGACCGAAGACGCAAAAGAAGGGCTGGGGCTTCTGCTTCTGGGCGTTGTCGAAAATACAGGCGGGGTTGACGATCTGGCGGCGCGGATCCGGAACATTCCGACGGCGCTTCAGCAAGTCGTTATCATGGCGGGCGCGACCTATGACGGTTTGGCGGCGCTGAACAAGCTGAAGAACCCGTTCGAAGCGTTCAATAATAGCATGAAACGCGGCGCGGCGTCCATGGTTGACTGGAACCATGAAAGCGAACTGTCCCGTTATCGTCAATATCACTTGAACGAAGCGGTCGAAGACGGCGCGAAGGAAATTCAGCGTATTTCGTACATGGCTGAAGACGCTTCCGTTTCACATGGGGACTATGCGCGATCAGCCGAAGATATCGAAAAGGCGATCGAACGCGCGACCCCGGCGGTCGAAGACTTTAGGAAAGCCCAGGAAGACGCAAAGGCGGAAATCGAACGCGTAAACGCCATGATGCAAAGACAAGCTGAAGCGGCGTTCGGGTTGGCCCAGGAATGGCATGGGTTCGAAGAAGATCGGACAAAAACAGCCGAAGACTTTGCTGAAGAACGGGAAGAAATCGAAGCCGCATATCTTGAACAGGTCGCGACCCTTCAGGAAAGGGGAAAGACAACCTACTATCGGATCGACGAAGACGCAAAGCGGCGTCAACTTGCCATAACAGAAGCCCGGATCCAGGAAGCCCTAGAACAGCAAGCGGAATTCAACGAAGAAACGTCGACCCTGGATCGGCTTCGCATGGAAGAACGAATCGCGAATCTTCAGGGCGAAGCCCAGGAACAGCGTTCGATCTTAGAACGATCCTATGACGGCATGGTCGCGGTCGCTGGGGAAAATACGGACAAGCTGATCGCTGAAGCCCAGCGGGATCGGGACGAATCGATCGCGGCGTTGGAAGAGAAAGCCGCGGCGCAAGAAAAGATCCAGCGCGAAAACTTTGGGCGCATGCTGTTGGATACAGCGACCCGGTTCGCCGAAATGCGCGGAATCCCAGCCGAAGAAACGCTTCGCATGCAAACGGAAATCAGCAAACAATATGGGCTGATCGACGAAAAGACGGCTGACAGCGCGAATCAGTGGATTACGGCGCTTGACAAGTGGGCGGACGGCGCAACGGTCGATCTGGGAAAGGTCGCGGAACGGCTGGGCGGCTTTGGCGATACAATGGATACGGAAACCGAAGACTGGGAATCTCAGCTTGAAGAGTTTTCGACGAACGCGCGCGGCGAATTCCAGGACTATGAAGCTTCGATCGGATCCGCGGTCGGGAAGACGGCAACCCTTCGGGACGCGATCAATGAACTACAGTCGAAAGAAATCACGATCACAACCCGGATCCAGGAAATAAAGGAAGTCGTTTCCGATTATTCCCCGGGCGCGACCATTCCGGACATTTCAGCCCAGCATGGGTTCGCTGGCATTGTCGGACCGGGCTTCGGCGGTCCGATTCGGATTACAGCGGGCGAAGGGAATCAGCCGGAACGGGTAACAGTTCAGCCCGTCAACAATTACACCATGAACGTATCGACCCGGGCGACGTCCCCGGCGGTTCAACAGGACTTCCGGATTATGGAAGCTTTAGGGCGAAGGGCATAAAGCATGGGATACTGGAAGATCGTCGTTCCCGAAGAAGGGTTCAACAAAGTTTTGTCCCCCAGCGCGGAAACGGGGAACATTCCGACGGAATACGCGACCTATAACGGCGCGGTTTCGGTTACAAGATATGCGCTTGACAGCTTTTTGGGCTTTCAGTGTTACAGCGTCAATACGAACGGCGCGAATCAGGGGATCAACCTGGACCTTGACACTTTGGCAAACGCGATCCACTATGTCACGTTTGCCCTAAAGAACCCCCCGGGGTCCCCAGGCGTTCAAGTAAGCCTGGACGCGGCGAACTGGCATATTCCCGACGTGATCTATACGGGCTTTGACGGGGACTGGCATATATACGGGACCCAGATCCCGGCGGCGCAAGCGAACGCAAGCGTCGATCTTTACATTCGGACAACTGTCGGCGGAAACATTTACTGGTATGTCGATCGGGTTCAGGTTGAAGAATCCGAATACTGGACAACGTACATGGACGGCGATCAGCCGGGTTGTGAATGGGAAGGCTTTGCCCATGCCAGTGTAACGCGGCGATCGGCGCTGTCCAGGGCTGGGGGACGGGTCCGGGACTTGGCGGACGTTTACCATTTCGATATCGAATCCATGGACGGCGCTGGGCTTCCCCCGACAGAATTCCGATCTTTCGAATATGCGCTTTCCCCGGGTGGGGACGTTTCCCAGGTCCGCGATACCATGCGACCCTTGACTTTGACGGGCGTCCTGGAAGACCCCGCGTCCTGGAACAGCCTGGAAGACTTGCGATCGGCGCGAAGGGACTTGATCGAAGTTCTGAAGGGCGATTCGCTTCCCTTGAACCTGGGACGTCCCCAGCCTGTTCGCTTATGGTACACTGAAGGATCGGATTATCCCCCGCGTTACATCGATCTTCATTACGAAGAAGGGCTTCGGTTGGCTGTCCATGGGACCTTCCCTTGTTCGGAAGTTTTGGCGCTTCGCTTTCTGGCTGAAGATCCCTACTTTTACGAAATCAAAGACTTTGCGCGATCGTTGCAGACAAGGGATACACTGGCAAATACACGGCTTGTTTACGGGCGGATCAAAGACAATGAAATTTGGTCGAACCTGGGTCCCCCGAATGCCGCGGGGACCTATACTTCGATCAATGCGATCATCTTTGGTCCGGACGGGAAGCTTTACGTTGGGGGGAACTTTACGACCTTTGACAATATAGCGGGCGCGGATTACTTATGCCGATACGACTTTGAAGCCGCGACATGGGAACTTGTCGGTCCTGGGGGAAGTGTAAACGGGATCGTTGACGCTTTGGCGCTGGGTCCCGATGGAATAATCTATATCGGCGGACAGTTCACAAACCTGGGCGGCGGAACAGGGGACAGCTTTTCAAGCTATAATCCGGTTACGAATACCTTCAGCAACGTTGGCGATATTACGGGCGCGGCGGTCGCGACCATGACAACTGTAAACGATATCGCGTTCGATACGAACGGCGATATATGGATCGTCGGGAACTTTTTGAATGTCGGCGCAAGTCCGGCGGCGGACTATATCGCGCGATACGACTATTCTGCGGGCGGCTGGGGGACCCCCCTGGGGGCAGCCCCGGCAACCGCGACCATGTATTCGGTTATAGTCGACGCGGATCGTTATGTCTGGGTTGGCGGATCGGCGGCGAATATCGGCGGGCTGGGCGCGAACGGGAACTATATCGCAAAGATATATCAGGGTGTTGTATATCAGGCGGTCCCGTCCGGCGCTAACAACGTCGTGAATGCGTTGGAACTGGCGGACGATCAGTCCGTTTATGTCGGCGGCAACTTTACGACTTTGGGCGGAAATACAAGCTGTAATTACATCGGGCGCGTCTTCGCTGGGCAAGCGTTCGATCTGGATCTGGGCATGGGCGCGCGCGTTTGGAATATCCACAAAGCCCCAGACGGGACCATGTACGTTTCCGGCATATTTTCGACCGCGGGATCGTTGACGGTTGATCGGATCGCGGCATGGAATGGGTTCGCATGGGTCCAGGTTCCTGTTTACAGCGGCGCGGGGACAGTATATGAAATCGTGGCTGGGAATCCGGATCCGACAACTGAACGGCGATATGATCTATTTGTGGGCGGAACACAAACGGGGACCGTTTATACTGGCGGGCGGACGGCGTTTAGCTATCCTGGGGATCAGGCGGCAAAGCCCCAGTTCCGATATTACGATCCGTCCGCGGTCGCGGATCTTTACGTCTTCCGGAACGAAACGTTGGGAACGGATCTGTTCATGAATTACGGCGTCCGGGACGGCGAAGACTTTCGAATTGATCTTCGACCCGGGAAAGTGTTGGTCTATAGCACCTTTGGCGGGCGGCAACCCGGCGCGATTCTTCCGGGAAGCGATATTGAAGAGTTCCGGGTTATCCCCGGGACGAACATAATCAGCATGTTCACCCCGGAAGCGACGGGCGCGGGCTTTATCAGCATGCCGATTCGTTATGGAAGTGTTGACTAAATGGGAATCGAAGTCCGTATCTATGATGACAAGGGAAGCCCCTTATATCACCCCCGGGACCTTCTTCGTTTCGAAGCCGTCCGGACGCTGGGGGACGTCGGCGGCTGTCGGCTGACCCTTCCGGACGGGAAATACAAGATCGGCGATTTCCGGCGCGACATGCTTATTGTTTTCACGTATGAACTAAGCGGGTTTGGAACGACATGGGCTTTTCTTTTGCGCGAACTGGGACGGGTCCCCGGCATGGTTATCCTGGACGGGGACGGTCCCCTTTGTATCGCTGAAGATCGTATCGTGGCATATGCGGCACATACGGACGAAACGGAAAAGACCGACAGCGCGGACGATATCATGCGCGAAGTCATGCGTGAAAACCTGGGGACCCAGGCGACAACGGCGCGCGATCTGTCAAGCTATATCACGATCGGAAGTGATCTGGGACAGGGTCCCAGCGTTACCAAAGCTTTCGCATGGCAAAACGTCCTTACGGTCCTTCAGGATCTTCAGGGACAGGCATTGATCAAGGGGACAAAGGTTTATTTCGATCTTGTCCCGATTTTCAGCGGACAGAACATTCACTTTCGCTTTGACACATTTTTGAATCAACCGGGCATTGATCGAACGTCGGGCGCACAAAAGCTTGTCTTTTCAGAAGAGCGAAATAACCTGATCGATCCGTCTGTTTGGTATGTTTGGCGACAGCGTCCGACATATGTTTACGCGTTGGGACAAGGCGAAGGGGAAGACCGGACCCAACAGGAAGCAGAAACCGCGGGGCTGAATGACAGTATCTGGGCGCGGGTTGAAACCTATATTGACGCGCGCATGTCGGAAACGGACGCGGCGGTTCTGGCTGAAGGCGAACGGGAACTGGGCGAACGGGGACCCGTTATTCGATTCGAAGGCGGCGCGATCGATACGGACGGATCGCGGTTTGCGGTCGACTGGCAATTTGGCGATCGGGTAATCGCGCTGTATGATCAAGTCGAATACGAATGTCTGATCGATACGGTTCATATCGATCTTCAGGCGGGCGAACCGATCGCTATCTCAGCAAAACTTGTTTATGAAGGACTGATCGGATGACTGAAAGAACGGTCGCGCGGATAGCAACGGTCCGGAAGGACATTCGGCGCGGCGGCAAAGCCGAAATCTTACATCGGGATCAGCATGCATGGGCGCATGCGATCAGCATGGCGCTTGCGTTTCCCGGGCTTCGCGGAATTTGGCCCATGTCGGTTGTGTCTTCCGGCGGGATCGCGAATACGGTCGCTGGGAATTCGGGAAGCCTGTCTTATAACGGAAACCCAAAGTTCGGGAACGACGGCTTTGTTCCATACGTTGATCTGGATGGGACCGGGGATTTTTTGGATCATGCGGATTCGATCGAATTTGACATTCTGGGGACTGAATCTTACATGGACAGCCCCGGTCTAACGCTGGGCGGTTGGTTCAAGTTCGACAGCGAAACCCCAGGGGCGGACGAATACTGTATTTCGAAAATGACAGGCGCGGGGAACCGTTCATATCGCTTATATCATGACAACCTGGGCGGCGCTTATTTCGGCATTTCAGACGACGGGACGAACTGGGACGGCGTATTATCGACCGCGGTTACAAGCGGCTGGACATTTCTCGCAGGGCGATTTACCCCTAGTACAGAAGTCGCGGTTTGGGTTGACAGCGTCAAGGCGACGAATGTCGCGGCGATCGGCGCATCTATTTTCAACAGTTCAGCAACCTTCGACGTCGGCGCGTTCGGGGCTGGAAGTGCATTCATGGCGGGTTTGGCTTCCATGGTCTTTCTGGCGGCTTCAGCGGTTGAAGACGATTTGATCGAAGCATTTTACCAACAGTCGCGCGCGGCTTATGGCGCGTAGAAAGGATCAGACATGTTGTCCAGGTTTATAAACGGCATTCACGACGAAGGCGATCCGGCGCTGTTCGCCGGGTCCGGCGGAACGATACTGCTTCCCCGGGCGGTCGGGCATGATCCGAACGACATGGGCGGAATCGGGGATATCAGCCCCTGGGACGGCTTGACGGTCGCGGTCCGGATTCAGCATGCATGGGGAACGCATGGCGGCTGTATAGCACCGGAACGCTTCATGGGGGACTTTGTCCGGCGCGTTGGGAATTATGCAAAGGCGTCCCCGGGCGTTCACGTCTGGATCATCGGGAACGAACCGAACGTCGACTGGGAACGTCCCGAAGGCGTCCCGATCCTTCCCCGGTTCTATGCTGAAACCGTCCAGGCTTGCGCGGGCGCGATTCGGGCGAACCCAGGACATATTGACGATATCGTGATCCCGGGACCGACAGGGCCATGGAATAACCAAACGACATACGAAACAAACCCGCGCGGGGACTGGGTTCAGTATCTTCAGGACGTTTACTTGTTCCTTCGGGGCTGGGGATTCGACATTCAGGCGACAGCGATCCATACATACACCCATGGGACGTCCCCGCGGCTTGTTTACGTCGATCAACCGATGGGTCCCCCCTTCCAGGATCGACAGTTCGAATTCAGGGCGTTCGAAGATTACGCGGGCATGTTCGTTCGGATCGGGCTGGGGGACGTCCCCATGTTGATTACGGAAACCGATCAGAATGAACCCTGGGTCGCGAACGGTTGGATCAATGAAGCCTATACCTTTGTCGAAGCCTGGAATTTGGCTGAACGAAAGCCGACGATCGGGTCCCTGATCTTGTATCGTTGGGACCATGACAAGTTCGAAATCGTCCGGAAGCCGGACGTTATAGAAGAAATCAGAAGCGTATTTTCCAGGGGAATAACCTGGAAGAAAGGGGATCAGGAAATGCCGGAAGAATGGAATACCGTTTATGGAACGTCGTTCGACCCCCCCGAAGGCTGGGTTTATCAGAACGGAATCAGCGAACTAGAAGTTCCCGGGGACGGCTGGATCGCGGAATGGTATGAAGACCCAGCCGAAGGGAAGTTCGACCGTCCAGAAATCAAGCCAAAGATCCGGGACGGTCAGACGAATCAGCCGGAAGTCCGGACTGAACCGCGGTCGCTATCGATCGGGACGGCATTCGCGTCCCATAGGGCATGTGTCCGAAAACAGCTTGTCGGCGTCAAAGCCGGACAACAGATCCGGGCGTTTTGCTGGGTCATGGGCGTTTCGCATCATAACGACGGATCCGTCGGCGGCGGGCTGGGACAGGTCCTGGGCATTGTCGCGGACGGGGAAGACTTTCTTTCCGGGTCCTATGGATCATGGTATTCGTCG